TTCTAGATCTTGGTAAAGGCCCACCATACCTTCCGGGATTATCTTTAATTGTTCCGGGGTCAGCATTATTCAGTACCAGGCCCTTCACCGAATGGATTACTTGGAACCGTCGTGCTTGCAGCTGGCATCATCTTAAGCGCTTCTTCTTCAGTCACGCCGTATTTCTTGGCAATGTACAGCTCTGGCCGAACCAATCCGCTGGCAACGTCTTGCTGCATGGCCAATAGTTCCGACTCTTTGTCAACAATATAGCTGTCATCAAAGATCACCTTGATATCTGGGTCTTCATCCAGCGCAATTCCACAAATGTTTTTACCAGCCCACATGATTGATCTGACCAATGTTTTCAATGACCGCTCAACGACGATGTAATTCTTGCTGGCATTCTGCATCAGTTCCTGTTTATCACCGACGTACTGAGTCGCTGTGATAATCGTGCCGGCATTAAATTGATAATGCTTGGTTCCAAACCCGCACTTAAAACTCAGGTAGTCCAACTGGGCCTGTAAGCCGTCAATGTTTTCCTGAACCCTCAGCGACGGGTTAAACTCTTGAATCAGTTTGTTGCTGCCATTCTTATCAAGGAAGTCGTCGCCGAACTGAATGAACAGCTGTTGCGCCGTATCATCCGGGGTAATTTTCTCCCCGCTGTCGCTTGTCGTCACAAGCGAAGCATTGATAAAGACCTTTTTCCCGCCCAGCTTAAAATCTCGATTGAAGTTGTTATAGCACAGATCCACGCCCTGGAGGTTATCGATAGAGTTTGCAAACACCGACATTCCCAGTCCATTGGCTCCATCAATTGTGTTGACGATGTTCGGCTTGATGATTGAAAATAATGGGATGTCTGACTGGGTCGAGAACCCTTCAATCATCCCTTCCGGTAACGGGATCGGGTTTAATGTTCCGGCATCTTCTTTAAAATATCGGTTCGTAACATCATAGCCGGCGTCAGTCAAAATGTGCGTCTCGACGTAAACGTAGTTTTTGCCTCCCAGCATCACGTCTGAAACAAAGGCTACATCAACAATATTCCCATATTTAATCGATAATGGGATGATGTTTAAAGCGTCCAGGAATTCAATGCGGATCTCTGTATTCTTATCGCCGATGGCTTTTTCACCAACCAGCATAAGGTTTTCAAAGCGCAAAACAAAGGCGCCGGTTCCTGAATAGAATGTTTTCTCAATCAATTCATTTGCTGATTGCCAGAAATTGTTGAGTTCAAAAACAGAATCAACAAAATCGTTGTTCTTATTCTTATCAACTACTATCTCGGTTTTCTCATTAAGCAGAATACTGGCCCAATCTTCACATACTTTCTTTGCCATTTTCAGGGAATAGATCTGACGCTTTTTCGTTTTCCCGCTGTACCCTGTCTCAGTGAAATCATGGAACGGTTTATAGTACCCCTTCCACCAGTCTTCCCACTCTTGAATGTAGGCATAATAGCTGGTCGGCACGTCATAGCCGTTCGCTTTGTTTAAATAATCTACTACTGCGTTTATGTTCACGGTTAACCTCCAATCAACTTATTAATAAACTGCTCAAATGAATACTCAAAAGCGTCCAAGATATCTATATCTGTACTAAAGTTATCCAACCGCACGTCTTTGCCGGCATCGCTGGCTTTCTTGTCCCAGACCGCCGATGACAGGCCACCTATCAAAGCTGTGCAACAACTTAATATCTTAATACGTTCCCGGTTTAATAGCGTGTTACAACATCGGATCCGCTCAACAATCCTGATCTTGGCACTGTCTCCGATCTTAATCGACAGCCCTGCATTCTTACACGCCTTATACAATCCATTAATCAAATACTGAGCCTCATTATCAGCAAAACAATATCGGATTGGGACGCCTGGGAAAAGCTGCTCTAATTCCCGGTAAAACGTAATAAATTCCTGATTGACCAGATCACTATCAATATCGCCCTTTTGGCCTTCTATCGCATGATCAGCCAGAACATAGACCATTCTAAAGCTATGAGTAAAACCAGTGGCCACGAACGTTGTCAGGGACCGATTCCCCCCAAAGTCCATGCCAATTGATATAAACTCAAGATCACGCCTTAATTGCTCTTTTAATTCGTCGGTCAGTTCAATGATGTACTTACTTGGGTTGTCGGCGAATTGCCGATATATAATACCCTCAGCTGCTTTCCAGAGACCCAGTATAAACCGTTCATAAAAAACACCGCTGTACATTGAGCGGTATCTGGCTTTTATCTTTTCAGTTAGGCTAAGATTATCATCCATGGTGAAGTGGAGATATAGGTACTGCTTTTCATCTTTCTTATCGATCCAATTGATCTTAAACCAATGCTGTGGATTGCTCGGATTACAGTTGAACCAGAACTTCGAACCTTCAACCGAACAACGACCGGTTGCTTGATTCACGAATGATTCAGGCATTAACGCCACTTCATCAAAGAAGATCCCGGCCAAGGTGATCCCCTGGATGAGATCCTGCGATCGTTCATCTTTCCCGCCGAACACGTAAAAGTAATTCGTTACGCCCCCGCGGGATATCGTCACCAAGTTGTCGGCCCGATGATCCTGGACTTTATAGCCCCTGGACTTGAGCATTAATTTCAGCCAGAACAAAACATTTCTCCGGAATGAACCAATGGTCTTTCCGCACATCCCAAAGTTTTGGTTGTTAAATGACGTCATGGCCCATATCACGAATGACAGTGACATCGACAGCGTTTTACCTGACCGGATCGCTCCATCGGCTATAATGCCTTCTTTGTCATGCATTGGGCTTTCTGGCATCCACCAGGTCAAGACCTTCATTTGTTTTTTCGAGAACGCCTTAAACTTGAAGATCGCTTGTTTTATTCGTCTTCCCATACTTCACCGATCTTCCCAGATAAAGCTTCAATGAAACCGTCATCTTCAAACGATTCCCCGCCATCAGACATTTTTGCGACTTCGGTATTTATCTTATTGATTCTGGCCTGCTGTTCGGTCGTTGCAAGGTCCATATGATCCGATAACCATTGAAGGGCTTTCATGCGATCAGCCAGTTTGATACTGGCACCGTCTTTGCCCTGCTTAACTTCGGCAAGGATTGATCCATCTACTTCGGAAGACTCCCGGAACTCAACGACGTTGATTTCTTTCATGAGCGGGACTTTATTGCCAAATCCATCGTCAACCTCAACAGGGCCAAAAGCTCCCATGACTTGAACTTCACGGCGGCCAAAGGATAAAAAGTCAGTAATGTCAGCAAAGGCGATGTCCCAATACTTCTGGAAGACGTCTTCCTCGCTTATGAAGGACCGAACGTAACGCTCTTGTTTGAGGTGCATGATTTCATCTCTTATACTATCTTTTACTAACAATCTGGGCCCGGAAGCATTTGCCGTAAGATAGTCGCACCTATACGCTTTCTGGTAGCTCCTTGTCGCATTAAACGACTTGCTGTAATACAGGCAGAAAAGCCGTTGCTCATCTGTTAGGTCGGGATTGTTAATAACTGATTCAACCTCCGGTATAACAGTCTTGTCCTTCTTGCTTTTGGTTGTTTTTTTATTAGTAACGTTACTAATCGTGTTTGGTAACGTTACTTTTCCCCAATGATCTTGATTTTTCCACTTTCTGATCTGTGATTCAGACACGCCGAGCTCTTTGGCAATATCTTTAAGCGGCTTCTTCTGACCGCTGTTGTTCCATAATTCGTACGCCTTATCCCGGTTAGGACTTCTAGCTCTGGGCAATCTCACCACCTCTCATTCGTCGTTTTGTAAACAGTTTTCCTACTTCAACAAATACCACTCACTCTCAAAAACCCCTGGATGCCTGGTCGATAAACTCCCATCGCCTTCCCGGACAATATAATCCCCATCATTGATCTGATACGCTTCTTCCCCATCTTGGTTATTTAGAAACAACCTCCGCCCGGTAAAAACAAGATTGTCTCCATTCATAATCGCAACATATAACCATGTTGGCATTTTCTCGGTAACATCGCCATTCCATTGGTACGCTTCAATAGTTTGTGGTTTTCTCGCATAACTAGCCATGGTTTACCTCCTTGGGTTTAACCTCATAGTCCCAGCCTTTATGTCCGCAAATAAAACAGGGCTCTTGGATCTTCTGTCTTCCATCAAATCGCATGATCGTCTGCTCCTCATCCTCTTGAATAACATCAGCGCACCGATTACAAAGCGTCATAACCTCCGTCTTATGGGTCGTCATGTGTACACCCTTTACAGATCAGGCACCCAGTTTGTTTCCCGGGGTCTTTTAAAGTCTGCTTGTCCAAACACTCACCGTCTCGGCAATATTGGCATTCTTTTTTATCACATTTGTTATCTGGCATTTGACTCTCCTTTGATTTTTGGGTATAAAAAAGACGCCCTTTCGGACGCCTATATAATCGTATGGCGGAAATTGAAGGAGTCGAACCTTCTTAGGTGTTACCCTGCCTTTGGTTAGCAACCAAGCCCGTTACCGTTCCGGCAAATTTCCATGGCTCTCACAACAGGACTCGAACCTGTAACCTTTTGGTTAACAGCCAACTGCACTACGAATTGTGCTATGTGAGAATGCGAGCGCCGTTTGAGCCTGCGCACTGATCATCGTGCCGGTTTATAGCGACGCTCTGTTTAAGGATGACTAATTCGTTAAATGCGGCTTTAATTGGAACCTCCGCATTATAAATTTTATCATGTGTTTCTTTGAAATTGTCAGCAATGTTTTGATCATGCCAACTTTATCAGGCCCAGTGCTTTATTTGTCAGGTTGTACACCTGTTTAACACTGTAGTTCATTCTCTCCGCAATCTCGCCCTGGCTCAAGCATTCAACATAGGTTAGCTGCAACACCGTCCGCAATTTCGGTGTTTTCACTTGGTCCAAATGTTTCATTATTTCAGCCCGAACCTTGACAGATTCTTCGATTTCAGCTTTAATTTGCAATTGTAGGGGTTCCCACTTCGCTATCCAGTCGCCAGAATCCAGACCGCCGCCTCCCCGTGGCATGTCTGTAATAATGCTGGTCACTTTGGTGGCCCCTGCGATCAATGTTTCCAGCTCGTTTTCCAAGCTGTGAGCCAACTCCATTTGATACTCATATCCCCTGAGTATTTCATCTTTCCGCTTATCTTTCGGTCGACAAACCGCTTTATTTGACATCCGCTTCCCCCTCTGATAAAATGAATTTGCGAGTATTCTATCCGGGGCGAAAGCCCTTTTTTTATGTCATTTCACATCTCAAAACCTCCTATAATTCCCTCTATTCCCAACACAAAACATCCTGCCTCTGTAATTTGGCATGTATCTATAATTTTTCAGATTACTTTTCATCCGGCATTCGGCCTGGTAGATTTTCTTTTTCTCTGGAAGATAATCATTGAAGTATTCGAATGCTATTTCATTCACAAACTCAATCGTAGGGGTTAGCGCTTTTGAAGCTCTTTCCCATGCTTGGGCCACCGCTTCTGCCACTTCTTTGATACTGTTTCCTAATTTTTCAAATGCTTCACTTATTACTGACATATCTACTTCTTCCACGATCCAATCAGACCATCCAGTATCTTCAACGTGAGCTTTGTACCACAAACAAATCATGCACTCAACCTCAATAACCCATTATCTTTCAGCACATTCTGAACTTCGCTATCCATTCGGCATCGCTCGTAGTTTTTTTCTCCTTGGAAGTTGTTGATCGCTTCCTTTTCCTCCGGGGTTAAGTTGTAGTATTCCTTCTTCCCATACGCCGGCGGCAACCAGTTCCGCTTTTTCGCCACAAAGATATTTAATAACTCAATCGCTTTTTCATCGGTAAACTCAATATGACAGGTGCCTTTCTTGTAGAATGTGAGGTTGAAATATTCAAACTCGATATTTTTTGTTTTCCCTTCAGTTTTCGCTTTAATAAGGGCTTCATAAACACCGTCTTTTACAACCGTCTTTTTCCCTTTACTCAAGTAGCTCAATATCTTTTCCATCTCAATCACCCGGTCAAAAGCTTGTCTATCCGGCTCAAATCGACCCCAGTATTTATCATAAGCATCCAGCCAGATAATCGCTTTCTTCCCAATCTTCCAGGCCTTGTTGGTCTTCCAGGCGTCATAATAAAGTGTATTTTTCCCATCATAGGCTTTGGTGGTCACATCATCGAAAAAAGCTTCGATACCGGCTTCAATGTTTGATCCAAGGTTCTGGTAAAGTTGCTGTTGCAATTGCCGGATATTGAATAAGGTCACATCATAGTCTGAAAATTCTTCAATCTTGCTGTTTAGGTCATAATAAGCATCAGTTGTCACAATTTCGGTGATCGCCTTTAAATTAAAGATTGTTTTCCAATACTTGTGCCGGGTCCGCTTGATAAATTTATTAATCGTCGTGGCCCGATCATCCTCAAAAACTGGCCTACCGTTTTCTTTTCCGACCGACAGGAGGATAAAGCACTCCTTGTTCTGAATCTCGTCGCCTGATAATAGAACCGGTGAAATTCTGAAATATTCCTCGATAAACTCAACACCGACTTTTATTTCATACTCATACGAATCAATGATGCCCATTACTGGGTCGCCGCTGATTAAAGAAGCGTAATCTTTAACCAGGTCTTCGTACTTCTCGGCCTTTTTCATTTTATCCAAAATCAGACTGGTGTCAGTTTTGATAATTTCTGGGAATGTAACATTAATCAGCGCAACCTCAACCCCTGTTTTCCTTTCGGCGTCGACAAACCCATCTTCAATAAAATCAATTTCAGCTTTATATTCCTCAAGCGTCCTGATTATCTTTTTTCTTAAGAAGCTATGTGGGTTACGGATGGTTTCGGCATTTAAAATGCAAATCACCTGGCCACCCCGTCGCTGCTGGATCTCAATAGCCTTCATGAGGTGCTTATCTCCGCATGAAAACGGCGGGTTCATTATAATGCAGTCGTAACTTTTGAACGTCTCAAATGTCAGGAAGTCATCGTGGATCACTTTAATGCCTTGGCCTTTTAAGATGTGCTGGAACTCTGTTTCAACCTCGATGGCATCGATATTAATTGAACGATTCCGGTATTCAGTTTCATAAATTTGTTTTATCCCATTGTAGATATGTCCTTTCCCTGCAGAAGGTTCTAAAATCGACATATTTCTGTTGTTTTTATTTAATTTTTCGTACATCCCCATTACGATTTGGTGTGGCGTTGGGTAGTATTCATTCATTCCGGCTCCTCCCATACTTGAACCACTCTACCAGACCAAGCCCAGCTAATGCGACCCCAGCAATCACAGCCGTGACCACTGATCCCATGGCGATGAGTGTAAATGCGCCGAGTGCTAAATCAGTCATCCCTTACCCTCACCATATTTCCTACAGCACCATCCCCAAACCGAACCAGTAACAAATGCCAGGATTATAGCCATTACTTCAAACGGCATTTTCGCACCTCTCAAATTCAATCACCCATGCGAATGGGTTAGCATCCCACCCAAACTGATCAAGGTCTTTTTTCTTGATGGTGGAGTCCCACATATACATAAAATCTACCAACCCCGGTTCTTGCATGCCACTGCCGGCACAATCAGAACACCCTAATCCGTGACAGTTAGCGCATGGAACAGATTTAAACCCTTCTTTATCAGCCTGATCATTTGTTATATCTTGCAACCGCTCCACCCGAACGTCCGTAACTTTCAGGAAGATTCTGGCGGCTTCTTTTGGCATGTGGATTGATGGCCGCCATCGATGTTCCTTTACAAACTCTTCACTAAAATCAGCTTTGTACGTATAGCCAACAACGGTATCGCATCCGTATTCGTCCCGATCTGTTTGATCCCACCATGTCTCTCGCACCCAAAGGACATCGCCGACTTGATATGGTGGTTTAACCCAACGGTTACAATCAAAGTAAAAAGCAAGTGGAACACACCCTTTTTTACCACCATGAACCGTCGTTGGTTGCGGCTTTATCGCCCGCCGCGTCACCGTCTTCCGCCCATCCAGAATCGCCTGGACCATCGCCGTATTAAACAAAATCGGCTTTCTCTTTATATCTCCGTGCATGATTTCCCCTCCTGGCACTCCTTCGGCACATAAAACACCAACTCATTCCGCTCCACGCTTTCCAGTTCCAACCGCACGTCCAGCGGCTTACATATATTCCCGATTCGTTCCGGGCATTTATAACAATTCATGATTCCTCCTAAGATTTATTTCTGTGAATCCTGGTAATTGATCTCACACATGATTCCGCAATTTTCCATAATCTCATCTTCTAATCTCCCACGGTTTGGATCGAGTTCATCCAACCACACCGGCCCATCCTGATCTTTTAAAATCGCAAACCCGATTTCTCTTTCCCGAATCGCTCTTTCATTGAAAACATCCGGAAAATCTCGCCTGATCGCATTCCAATATCCCATGCCACCTTTGACACATCCGATACAGTTGTTATTCCGATAGCCCAAATCGTACATTTTAGGTCTTTTAATCCCCAACCGTCCGCAAATACCATGTGCGTCTTCTTTGGTCACCATTTTAGCTATCAGTGGGAATTCGTGATCATATTCAGGCATATTCTCAGCTAGTCGTTCAGCTCTATCTCGTTCTGTCAGGTCTAGCCCCCAAATATAGGTGTGTCGTCCAGGGTTTAATCTCTCCCAACCCTTCCTTACCCGTCGCTTTAATAAATTCGTACACGGTGCACCATAAGGAGCCTTTACATATCCGCTGACCCGAATCACTTCGTCAACAGACTTATATTTGCTTTGTATTATTTCAATTTCTTTATTTAAAAACTTTTCACATTCTTTGACGAATCTCATTGAATCCTCATGTTGATCGCCAATATGTGTATAAATAATCTTATCCACATTTTTTGCCAGGTAAGCAGCTATAAAACTGCTTACTCCTGCACTGAACCATACTACTTTCAAAAACCGCACCCACTTTTTCACTGTATTTACAGTTACTTGAGTAGGTAATAGCGATAGGCTTCCCATGCTCGCCGGCGCCACCCGGCTTACGCTATAATCTCACTATTTTATTCTTTTGTTTTTCACCTGATCCGGGCGCATCATTGCGGACTGGCTGTCTATTCAGATGCTGCATACATCCGTCACCCTCGAAACCTGAATTAACAGGACGGTTTTGTTTTTATAGCCTCTTTTTTCATACATCTAAAAATGCAATAATAAATACTCTCGCTATAATACTCGCAGTTTTCACATTTCAATTTCATCCCATCCCCATACTTTCCCGCATCGTCCCGCTTTGAGCCAGTCGTTCGGCCGCTCCACGTTGGCCGTAACTACCATGCTCTTTCCGGGCGACGCTGTTATACTCGGCAATGCTTACTGCCGGCCCTTTAACTTTAGCGCCCCACCCAAACCGTTGGGCGTCCGTATCTTTGGCAACATTCCGGCTACGGTTTGATTTTGCCCATTTGGCGCATATTTTATTGACATTAAGCCTTGAGCATTCTGGCGAGCAGGTTTTTATTCTGTTATTTTTCGGCAAAAACTTTTTACCGCAAATCTCGCACACCTGGTATTCGTAGTATTGTTCATATTCAGGCCCAAGCGCTTTGACTAATCTGCTGATCGTCAGATTTCCAACCCTTCTGCCCTTGATTATGCTGCTGACAACCGTTGAATCGACGCCAATGAGCCTGGCCAAATCAGACTGCTTTGTTTTTCTTTTTTCAATTTCTGTAATTACTTTCTCTGATAAATTCATTTCTCATCCCTCCTATAAATTTCTATCACGTTTAAAGCCTCTTTAAAGAGTTTTTCCAGCTTACCCATATTCCCGGTCAAAACTCCGTTATTTTTCGTTGTAATGGCCATTGAGTCCTCAAATACGATATATCTCGCAATACCTTCGAACTCTTTCGATTCAATTGGCAGCCCTTCGGCCCGATCATTGTTGTAAAACTTCTTGTTGTGGATCTTTCGTAGGTTTTTGATCATTGTCCACCTCCACAATCTCAACCAATACCCCAGGCTCTTTTTTATTCACCTCAAAATGATCTTCGAACCCGGTGATGTTCTTCCACCCGTCGTTTTCCAGAACACCAAGATTTACCAGAGCATCCTGGATAAATTTCTTGGCAAATGCGATATTATCAAGATCCCGCTTTTGATTTTCCTCAATCCAGGTGTATTTGATATGCACCGGGTTCTTGATCTCAAGGCCCCTAAGCTTATTCATCACACAATATGCGACGTATTGATCCGTTTCATCTTTAAGCTTTGCCCCCTTTTGGCGATGGGTTCGGTTGGCCCTGGTGTATTCATTCAGTCCGGGCAGCTTCCCGGGGATGAAGAAAGTATGAATTCCGTTACTGAAGCTGTTCATCCCGCAATTCCTCCTTCAAATAAAAATCCGTACACATCAGCACCTCAGTGTTAATGACGACGCCATGGCACTTCCCGTTGTTGTCGGTGTGGTTTTCACAATCTCGGCAATATATCCGCTCTGCATGGTCATTAAACAAAGTCATTGGGCACCTCTTCTAGTCGCTTTTCAACGTCATCAGCAACCAAAACCTTATAAACATTTAAAACGGCCGTATCAACGGCGTCTTCATAATCACTTGCACAATCAAAATCATCGCGATTTATCTCGGGTGTAATTTTTGACGTATCAAGATCTACGGCGCTCGTTTCGGCAAGAGTGATGTATTTAGCTACTTCCACATCTTCGAATCTTCCATCTGTGCATAGATATGGGCTTCCGTACGGCTCACTGCACCAGTCGATCAGGTCGCATTCACCACAATGGGAATTCATATCGCCTATTTTTTCACTCATTTCTCCGCCCCCTTATTCTTGCAACACGGTAATGCATCTTCCCAGTTAGGTAGTTCCCCGTATTCCACCCATTCAGCAATGCACGAACTGCATTTTTCTGGATTTCTATTTGGGTTGTCTAGCCGGTGCTTGCACGTTCCGCAACCTATAAAATTTTTCATTCTTTCACCTCGATCTTACTCCCGCATTTCGGGCAAAACTTCATTTCATTGTCTTCTGGATCGCCTTCGGTCAAATTCCACAACAGCCCGCATTCGCTGCACTCATATGTATTTGAATAGTCGTCCCACAGGGTAAATGTGCAGTTTTTCGCCTCGATCAAGGGACAAGCCGGATGGCGTATGCTTATGTTATTATTAAAAACAGCCCTTGCTACGACGCATCTATAATTCCAATTATGAGATATGTGTTTTTGCTTTATTGGGCATTCCATACAGCTTACCGGCATTTTCATATCAATCTTAATCATTACCAACCTCCGCATTATCCCCAACCCATTGGATCGATGAAATATCAGACAGCACCAAAACCATTTCGTATTTTTTAGCATTTAAACGATATGTCCGATCAATTGGCTTGAAAAATCTTTTCTTAGTGTAGTTAAGCAAACATTCATTCAAGTGCTCAAAAACGTCTTTGTCTATCCCACTAAGGATCGTGTTTCGTGAGCTGTCTTTGTAAAATACTGTTATGGTTCCAACTTCTTCATTCATCCCTGCACCTCCAATAATTCCGGATTGTCGTGGATCGAATCGGCAATCTCCCATGCCACTGGCATAAATATAGTTTGCCCTCGTATTTCATCTTTGATATATACGAATATACCTTTCCCTAGATCACCAAGCAGTCCGAAAACTTTCCAATCACAATCTCCGCATTTGTATGGGTCGCTTGTTATCGATCCGCACGACGGGCATCTGAACCCTTCGTTCCCGACAGATTTACGGAATTCATCGATATTCTCAAATACTTTGGTTTTCCCGCTTTTAATTTCTCGCTGATTACTTCCCTGGTAGTAATTCATATACCAGTAATTTCTATCTTCCTCCCACGACGCAAGAACATCCTCCCAGCCAATACCGAGATTTTTTTCATAATGTTTTGCACGATCGATCGCCCACTTGAATGTCTGACAGAATTCACATGTTTGTCCGCAATCCTCACTTTTATGAGCGTAATCTTTTAGTTTTTCAACGCAATCCTCGGTGTAGTGTTCGCACCATCTGCTTGAAAAATCGCTTTTTTCTCTTAGCCCCTTTATAGTTGCTTCGATTAATGAATCTAATCCTTTTGATTTACTCATGATCTTTCTCCTTTTCTCCATCCACTTTTATCATTTCTTTGGCGGCACATTGCGCAATTATTACTTTTACCGTCAGTCTTTAATAAAAGGCAATTTGAGCATGTTTTTTCTGGTTCAGAAAACCACTCAATCGGCAATAGAACATGGTAATCTTCAAATAGCGTTTTTCTTAACTCTTTCACTGTGAATACTTCTTCGGTGACAAGAACCACGAATGCTTGTCTATATACTTTCTCAATCAGCTCTCCGTTTTGATCGAACCCTTTGACCTTATCTACATCGATGTATTCCTGTATAAAATCCGATATCTTTTTTCTTACGTCGGATGGCAATGTCATAAATTCTCTTACTTTAACCATGCTCATGTCATCAGTCATGTTCTGCCTCCAATTCCGGCCACAAATCCACAGCTGCCGTCACTTCCATTTCCTCATACGCTTTTTGGCGCTCAGGCGACATTTCCGGCATATTGGACTTTGACTTTCCTTGCCCACGATACGTCCCGCCTCTGTCCTGTTCCCTAGCAAGCCAGCTGGTAATGAACTTGAGTATCCCGGATTTTGTTTTACGTCTCTTAGGGTTACTGTCAAGCCAGCCTTTCATATTTCGCAATTGTTGTTCAACATCAACAGCCGGGTAAAGCTCTTTCCATTCGTCTACCTGTAACTTATTTACGTGATAATGGGTTTTATCGTTAAGCATAAGACTGATAATTATGGGTGAATCTTCCTCCTGCATGGATGCTGAGTCATCAGCTCCGTGCAATATATCTTCTTTACCTATACTATCCTTACCTAACCTAACCTTACCTAACCTAACCTGGGTTACACATTTGTCCCCGTTTGGTTGGCAGTTGGTTGCCGACTGGTCGTCACTTGGTTGACACTTGGTTGTCGGTTGGTTACCGCTTGATATTTCTTCATAACCGCACGGAGCATCTTCATTGCAATTATTGAAATTTTCGGTTTCATTGATTTGATTTTTATCTTCAGGTGATTCAAACGCATAAACACCATTTTCTTTTTCAAATAAAACTGATCTTTCTTCTTTGTACACCGTCGCTTTAAATCTATCTTTCCGAATATAGTTGTGTAATTTCCAATGCTTAATGACGATAATCCCCGTTTCAAATGGGATAACAAAGCTTTTTACTATCAGTAATTTAAGGTCATCATCATTACACCCAACCATACGTTGTATCTTTTTAGGATTATTTATAAATCCTTCATCATCAGCTCTCATGCATAAATGAAAATATAAAACCTGTGTGGTGATGGGCATATCCAGGAATGCGTCACTGTCAATTATTGTTTTTGCAAACATTCTTCTATCAGCCATTCAATTTTAGAACCTTTACGGGGCCGTTAAGCCCCGCCCTTCCGCTGGATTTAGAATACTGATCTTTCTATATTTAAATTTATAAAAAGCGATTAAAATGGTATGTCGTTCGGATCATCGTCGTCCGCCATGAGGTGGAAGTCTTCGTCCAGGTCCATTGTCGACATAGGTTCGCTGTTGCTCTGCTGCTGGGTATTGGCAGCATTGCCACCATCCTTCTTGCTGCTTAGGAATGTGATCTCATCCGCCACAACCTCGGTCACATAACGTCGTTGACCATCCTGTGCGTCGTAACTTCTTACTTGTAGTCGTCCTGATACGCCAATTTGGCTACCCTTTGACAAATATTGTCCGGCAAATTCTGCCTGTTTTCCCCAGACAACGATTGGGACAAAGTCTGCTTCCTTCTGGCCGTCCTTGTTCTTGAAGCGACGGTCCACGGCCAATGTGAAGCTGGCCACTGATTTACCGGATGTGGTGTTTTTGATGTCGGGATCGCGAGTTAGGCGGCCGACGAGGATCACGCGATTCATGCCGTTCTCCTTTTCTTTTCATCATGACGCTTATGCGCATGGTATGACATATGTTCACTTTTTGTCATCAATTCCAGGTTTTCTTTCCGATTATCAGATCGTTTTTCATTTTTGTGATGAACACACTCGTTATCGAGTAAATGTCTTCCAATGATTGCTTCCATTACTAAAATATGTTCCATGATGTATCCTTCCGCACTGCTTTTCGGGTGATCTATGAAATAAACATAAATGTACCCATCACTTCTAACTTTCTTGTGACCGATCCCACCAACTTTATGGCCTTCAGATATCTTTAATTTTGTTTCTTCTGATAGCACTTTCCCGCGGTGTAGATCGCCTATTCGTTTGCAATTTTCAAGCGATAATTTATGCCCCTTCATTGTGAATGTTTCTTTGTGATCACGCGATTCGATACCGTACTTTTTCATATAATTAAAAACTGTTGTTACCGAAACATCCAATTCCTTGGCTATTTTATGCATTGGTTTTTGTTCCGTTACATAAAGCTTTTGTAGATCTTCCTTAGTTACTTTATTGATAGTGATTACCTTCTTTCTTTAACAAAACTCCAACGGCTCATTAAGCGAATGCGCTTCTCTGCACCCGGCGATGAAATCCTTAGTCACTTGAGCATATCCGCCGTTTCGTTCGATATGCCCACCTGCCGGGAACATCCCTTCAAGTTCTTCAATTTTCGGAAGAAGTAATTCTAATTCATCCGCTAACTTTCCGCACAATTCAGGTTCGATTTCTCCGTCGCAATCGGAATGGCAAAAGAATTCATAAAGCCCTGGATTTTCTTCTTTAGAACTTTCCCAGTACCACCGTCCAGGTTCTAAACTCTCATTATCGTGCGGTGGCCAACTCCCACCAAAAGCCTTTAAAGCTGCTTGTCTAAATCTATTGAATGCGCTATACGCCCCACAAAATGCGTCATGTGATATATCTAGTCCCATTTATTTTTCTCCTTCTTTATTTCAATTGGTCGCCCCGTTACCGGGGTAGTTATGACCGTACACGTCAAACAAACTTTGTCTGGATGGTATGGGCACTGGTCGCCTAAGACCAGGCAATGCCGCTTCTTTTCATTTTTTAGCATACTTCAACCTCCACGCCTGTGATCTCCTGAACCCGCCGCTTAAACTCGTCCTCATTCGAATTTCCATCACTCATGTGCAACAGGTAAATCTTTTTTAAATGGCTGGTATCATTCGCCTTTATAAATTCCAATAATGTTTCGATGCTCATATGCGACCGTATAACACGATTTTTATGTGCTTCGGGAATACTTCCGTTATTTACGTTTTCTTTGATGATTTCCGTCGAATAATTGCATTCGCCCATAATGATGGACAGTCGATCAAAGGTGTATTTCAAATAATAGGTGTCGGTGAAGAATAATAGTCGTTCACCTGTTACTATACTTTCGATCAGGAACCCCAACGGCTCCGCCGCATCGTGTTGGACATCAAAGGGCAATACCTGGAAAGTCCCGATCATTTGAGTAACCCTGTCGCAAAGAATATTCGCCCGGTGCTGTTGGGATAACCCCAATATTTCCAACGTTCCTTTGCTACTGTAAATCTCCACGCCCTTTTTCATCAGATCCTTAGCCGCTTTTGAATGGTCAAAGGTGTTCGTGAGTGATCAGACACCCATCGATTTTATGCAATTGAAATTGCAACGCTTTCTGAATTTCCCGAACAGGTACCCCACATTCCAGTAGCAGGGAGGTTTGCCCATCACTAATGCGATAGGCGTTCCCTCGGCTGCTACTGGCGATAACTAATATTTCCATGGATTACTGCATGAAGCTTGGCAGATCCTCATCGGCTTCGGCTTGCTCTGCTGCTAGAATCTGTTGTTTTTCTGCTTCAGATGGTTCATTGGCGGTAACTGGGTCTTTTTTTATTTCTTCCTGAGGTTCGGGATCGGGCGCCGTAAAGTCCAGTGCCTGAATGTTCGCATTTTCTTTAATTTCTTGTTTAACAGTTTCCTCGGGGTCTAAAATCTGATAATCAACGATGCCGTCAACCACTTCCTCCGTGGAATAAATCCCCATAATCATGTCTGGACAATTTAATCGGCCAAAGAAAGAAGCGGCACGGTAGCGGATCATAACCTCTGGCATGGTTTTCCACTTAGAGCCAGTTTTACTGACCCAACCCTCGGCCCTTGCCATTTCCATGGTGATTGTCGGGCCCTTTACTTCGTGACCGTTATAGTCTTCCGCAAAGGCATAGCAGCTCAGATTGTCGCCTTTTCCCTCGAAACAGTATTGCAGCTCGGTTTTATATTTCTTGCTGCTGTTGATCATGGCGATAATATACTGGGATGACCAAGCCGGTCTGCCATTGACGATATACAGGTTTTGCATGACCATCAGGGGGCTTGTCCCTAACCGGTTTGACATCTCCAAAGCAATCAATGCATTGCCGATATTACCCTGGTAATCTTTTGGGACAATTGTGCTGCTGGATAAGGCGTTTGCCATTTTGAGGGCCAGGGAAAATTCATTGCTCCCTGAAAAAATGTTCGCTCCTAAATTAACATCCTTCAATTCACGTTTTTCTATGCTGTTTTCTGCCATTCTTCTTTACCTCCATTTATTTGTAATTCTTTGTATTTTTCGTCAACTACTAATTTAATCACTTGCAACTCGGTTTCTAATAACTGGGTGACACTTTCAGCATTGTCCACAATCAACGGCATCTCCACGCCCCAATGTTTTGACAGTGCATCAATGATCTCGATACCGGCGTTTATCTTGCCGGCATTATTCGCTGTGGCGAATGGTATCAACCCCTCGGCACACGGCACCAGAACCTCACAGCACTCTTTCAGGCCACCATTGATCTGATCCTCGAATAACTTGAACCGGACGTTTTTAAACCGGTTATTAATGCTCTCGGTCAACATGGACACCTTGGTCTTTATAAACTGTTCGAAAAGGAAAACATTGGCTTCCAGCTTTTCGTATTCAGCTGCTAAAGTTTCTTCTTGAAGCTTCAGCTCTGCGATCCGAACTTCTTGCTTTTCAGCCGTTTTATAATCCGAAAGCTTATCGTTCAAGCCGGATACTTTTGCTTTGATCTCACTGATTTCGCTGTTTAATTTGGCAATCTGTGGGGCGATATCAGCATTCGGGGCGTTGATTTTATTGGTGATTTCATCCAGTTCCGACTGCAACGTCTTGCCCATTTTCGTTTCTGAGAATGGGACCGTATCTTTGACCAATCCAAGAGCTGCCTGGTGGGCTTGTTGTAGTTCTTTGAGTTCTTCATTGGCTTTAATGAGGTTCGTTTCTTCTAATTTCAGATCGGCTGCCAACTTTTCCAGAATCGCTTTACTGCATTTTTCAGATCCAATCTTGTTAATTTCTTCAAGTTTTTTTGACTTGCCGAGGTTAAATGCTGATTTCGCTTCCTCGATCTTTTCCGGCTGCAGTTCTTGCCCGCATGTCGGGCAAATTGTGTCGCCGTCCCATTGTTTAGCAACTGTTGATTTATAATTTTCTGTTAAACTTGCTTGCATTTCTCGCTTGTTTGCGATGGCTTTTTTTATACCTTCCACAACAGCATCTTGACCGGTTAACTTTATCTCGGCATTCCTTACCAACTGCGCACTTTTTGTCAGTGCCTCCGCCTGTTCAGAGCACTCTTGATTCTGCAATCTGGCATAATCAGTTGATTTCTGAATGAGTTTATTATTGATCTCTTTTTTCTTTTCGATTAGGGCATCGTCGACCTTGCCGTTTTCCAGATTCAGCTTTTGCTTTTCCAATTCAACAATCGCTGCTTCATGCTCGATGATTTCTTTTTCAAAAACCTTTGGATAAATATCAGCAACGTCAGGCTTTGCCTTGGTCGCTTCATCGATCCGGGAAGGAATGCTTTTCAAGTCCTCGTTGATCTTGGTCATTGATGATTTTGAAATCTTGAGGTAATCGTCGATGGTGATCCGGCCACTTTCACTGTTGATGATAGTTCCCAGTGGCGCCAGTTCTTCACTGAATGCGATCACTTGTTCATCCGTGACATCTCCACAAACTGATAGTAGTAACTCCCGGCGATCCGTCCATTTCATATCCACTGGGAAGTAGAAGGGGTTGGTTAAGACCTTTGCCATTTCAGGGTTGCAGATCTGTTCGATCCTTCTTCCATAATCACCAGCACTGACCGGAATATCATTCAAGTAATATTCAGTCGTATGGCCAGTGAAGGTATTCTTTGCAGTGCCCCGCTTCTTGGTCCAAATTTCCTTGAATTCTTTTTTAAGCTTTAACCGCTGCCCGGCATCCATGAAGATTGCTTCAACACCATGGTTAAGGTTGTGGACTTCTTCTCCGTTCCCGTTTAAAGTTTTAGGGGAGAAGTTCTTTTCCCCGCCCAACGGCTTGCTATAAAGCAACCAGGTAATGGCATTGCCGATTGTTGTCTTGCCGGTGGCATTGTCGCCCCGGACTTCAATGTCTGTGCCATCCGACGTGATTTCCAGTGACTTGATTCCCTGAAAGTTTTCTAAGTTTAAAGATAGTAATTTCATAACCCCTCCTAATTTCCTACATACAGCCTGGCCTTGACGCGCATCAGTGAACGCATGGCCCTGTTCGGGCTCGTTGGCCAGCAATAACAGCAAACAAAACTGTTAACATCGACTGGCTGGTCCACATCAAATATCATTCCGCATAACGTGCATTGTCTTTCGTGCATTTTTTAATCCTCCACAAATGTTTTTCGTGCCTGCTCCAGGCACCGAATCTCAGACTGGACGCCTTTTAGCCACCCCTTCCAGAAACCGCCAACGACATACCATCTATCTGTCACTTTTTTGAGAACTGATTCCTGACCGAGTAAGACAGCAATTCGTAACTCAACTTCTTTCTGGTCCATGATCCTCCACCGTTACGCTGCCTCTTCCAGCACCTTTTCCTTAAGTTTTTCAAGGTATCTGACACATTTCAACAGCTTGGCCACCTCGGTGTCGCTGATATATGCATCGAAAACATAATCCGGTTTTTTGTTGTAATTCATGCCAGTGTAATAAACATTCACCATTAGGCCGGTTACATGCCCGGCGAAGTGGATCATCACACATGGCTTTCTTCCCATTGCAAATCGATCTTCTTCTACTCCATTAATTTCGATGCTTAATCGCATGATTTCTTGAACTGCTTCTAATTTGTCCATTGGTTTCTCCCTGTTATTCTTGATTTATGTTGTTTGCTGTGATAAAATTGATGTATACTATTTGTAATGCTTCTTGAAAAACTCCTGCTGTAACGGGTGTTTTTCTTTTTTTATGCACTTTTGTCTTCCTTTGCATTTTTCATTACTTCGTCATACGGGATAACGAATGCGGCGATGTTTAGATCCATTCCCGCTGCTTTTTTAACTTGCTCATTAGAAAAAATACCAAACTCCGCGAGTGCTTTTTTCTGTGCTTCTAAATCAACCCCGAGCGAATAATCTTTCTCCCTCATAGTTCGCAGGCCTCCTTTCGTTCATGATCAGATGTTTCCTTGGTTGTGTTTTTTTTGCTATTTTTTTCGGAACAATCGTCTTCTCCATGGCCGATACCGCAAATACAACATTGGCGAAGGTGCTCTCAAGCAACTCCTTGAGGAAGGCCCCGGCAACATCGGTTTCATGGTCGTCGATCTGGTCATCAACGATTACCCGCCGCATCTGCTGTTCCATGATCTGGACATCTTCCAACTCCATCTGATAGTTGATAAATGCCTCGGACAGGTTCCGGGATTTAACGCCGCAGAATATTCCACTAAAAATTTGGTTTGTTTCACAGAGATACATGATCCCCATGTAAAACTGTCGCATCTTCCGGCGGGCCGGATCAGGATCAGTAATGTAGAGATCCATCATTTCCAATACAATCTCCTCGGGTGGCATGTTTTTACGTGAATAATTTGAGTATGTTTCATAGTTGTAAAGGGTATGAATCGATATGCTTAGTGCACTAGCCGCTTCTTCCTGGCTGATTCCGGCACGAAGTCTGAACATTTTAAGGACGTTCTTGCAATTATCGTTCATTCTTAAATTTCTCCTTTCGTTGTATACTTTTAGTAAGGAAAGTTACCGCAAGCTTTCTTCCGCTTTCTGCCGCTTACTCCCCGCTTAACTCTTGGCCGATTCCCCGATCGGTCGCTCCCGTCACTTCTTAAAAGATTTTCTCCATTACTTGGCCGGCTGCCGTTGAGTAGGCCGGCCTCCCCCAAGCATAACCATGGTCATGGCCGTAGGTATGTGGGCAGCTGAATCGCATCAACATCTCTTTGTCCGTGACCGCGGTACGTTCTGTGACGAATTCGATGATGATTTGCATGGGTCACTCCTTATTCAAATATTTCATCAAGGATTGCCGCAATTTCGCATTCAAAAACTTCAAGTTCGTCTTCGTTAAAAGTATCCGCAAGATCAAATTGCCATCTTAAACGACTAGCTATTCTTGAAGAAATAGCGCCGATGTCATACCCTGCGACATCATAAGTGCGGTCTAGTTTTTGGATACTCCCGTCCGGATATACCGCAAACCCTCTCGCTGTTACAAGTATTTCTGTGCCGGCCTTATAAACAGTTTTCGTGTCAATTAAAAAACTGGTCGTTTCAACATCCTCTTTTAGCTCCAGCACTTGGCCGATTTTAACTTTCATGTAGTTCTCCTTTCTACTCCGCCGCAATGTCAACGCTTGGCTTAAATCGATTCATAAAATACAATTGACCTTTCCCTGTTACTTTCGCAGTTTTTTCAACCTTTATTCTCCCGTCAGAATGAGCAATGGCAGTCTCTTTAATCTCAAACAGCCCCATTTCAATACTTTTCTGTGTTGGGAGGTTGTAGTCTGAACCTTTCCTCTTAATTAAAAACCCTTGTTCGCGGAGTAAAGCATAAAATCTGTTTTGCCCGGTATTGAAGCCGTTCTGTTTTAAAAGTTTCGCCATTTCCCCAATAAGGATTGAATCTTCACTTGCCGTGACAGATTCTGCAAATATTACTTTTGGCCGATCCTCAAACATTTTGGCTTCTAATTTCATTACAAGTGCCTGCTCTTCTTTAAGTCTGGTCGCCAGATTAATAATCACATCCGGGTTGAGAAGCACTTCTTCAATTTTTTCTGGCGTCATGTAGGCCCCGTGTTTGCGGATGGTTGGGAGGACTTCGTCCGTCACCCAGTCTTGGAATTTTTCGGCATCCGGTTTGTGCGATTTGAAAATTAGCTTGTAGACGCCGCTTTCAGTGAGGAAGTTTTCTCCAGCGTTGTTGAGTTTTCGGATGTCGGCTTTGCCGATAACCGAATTTGTGAGTTTAACTACTTGCTTACGGTTCATTCTACTGATATTGTCATTAACATTTTTAATATCCAGACAATCAGCAACATGCTTGGGGTTAAATAAAACCTCCCCTTCAAATTCGAATACTTCCACCTGACGACCTTCGAAAATCATTAAATTATTCATATAGCTCTCCTTTCCGCCGTTGCTTCATTTACATCAACAAGTGCGAATGTTTCTGAACCAGATGGTTTGTATAAAACTTGCGAATGGACCATTTTGTAATACTTATTGTAAATCGGGATCAGCTCATTGAGCATTTCAACTGAGATACGCTTTTGGTCTCTGTCCATGCTGTGAACTTTTGGTAATAGGCATTTACCAGTTGATCGTATATATGGTCTGCTGTAATAAGAAGGCCCTGCGTTATCCATATAAAATTTACAGTTTTCGCGGTGAATTATCTTTGCCAAGTTTAAAAACATCGTCCATGTATCTCCGCCAAGTGTTGAATACTCAAATATCGGGTGGTCATCAGCTGAATTGCGAACATGGTCTATTGGCAACTCTGCGACCATGTATTTTAAGTTTTTGGTACAATAGTCACGATCTTCAATTTTATTGATCTTATTTTCCAATTCGACTAATTTATTTTTCATTTTCAGGTATTCATCTTTGCTGATCTCCATATAGTCATCTTGTTTTGCATATATCAGTTGTTCCAAGTAAATCACTCCTTCCTAGCTTGCTTTTGGTTTTTTAGCTTGATTTTCCGTGGTGGAAAGTTCGTCGCTAAAAAAAACTAATTCAATCGGTTCTCCGAGTTTATCGGCTATTATTTTAGCTTCATCAATCGTAATTCTAATACTGCCACTTTCCTTTTTATAGTAAGCCGCCTCTGTTTTCAAGCCCAACGCTGCCGCCATATCCATAGCCGATATTTTTTTGCTCGTTCTAATTTCTCTTAAATTTCTCACTTAATCACCTCGTTTCTTATTTCTCGCATTTTCCATCATGGAATATTTATAGATTCATTATACTTTCCACCATGGATAATGTCAACGCTTTTTTAAAAATATTTTTTCCACATTGGATACATCCGTTGTTTTTCCATATTGGATAGAATATAATGTACAAATCAGGGGGGTTAGCAAATGAATAGAATAAAAGAACTAAGAATAAAAAAAGGTATTACACAAGCCGAACTTGCTAAGAAAATAGGTGTGCAAGGTGCTGCTATTTCGAAATATGAAAACGAGCTACTTCAAATATCAAACGAGGTTTTGAAGTCATTGGCTTTAATATTTGAGGTATCCATCGATTATATTCTTTGTCTAACTGACGATCCCATCCCTTCCCGTGACGTCAACCAAGATCTTTACGACGAACATGATTACGCAAAAGAACTGGAAGCACTGCTGGACGACGAACCACTTCGAACAGAATTTCAGGATTACGACGAATGGTCCGAAGAAGAAAAAAGAAATCTTTTGAACTTCATAAAGGGTCAAAAGGCACTTAAGAAAATAAACGAAGAAAAATAACAGGCTTTATTCAAGTCTGTTTTTTATTTTGTCAGATTTTATTGAAAGTCTGACATATGTCAAAAAAATCAAATCTACAGGAGGAAAACATGAGTTTTGAGGAGAAGTTGAGAGAGTTTATTGAGCGAGTAAAAAAGACAAAGGACAACATTGCTACGGAAGAAGCTACGAAAACGTCCATAGTAATGCCATTTTTCCAAATTCTGGGTTATGATGTATTCAACCCGACGGAGTTTATACCAGAATACACAGCTGACGTTGGCATTAAAAAAGGCGAAAAAGTGGATTATGCAATCCTTTTAAATGGAGAACTTACCTTACTCATTGAAGCTAAATCGATCAATGAGCAGTTAGAAAAACATGACTCCCAATTGTTCCGCTACTTTGGGACAACGGCGGCAAAATTTGCAATATTAACGAATGGTCTTATTTATCGGTTCTACAGTGACCTGGATGAGCAAAATAAAATGGACAGTTCCCCATTTTTCGAAATTAATTTGCTTGATATCAGCGACAGTGAGATAATTGAACTCAAAAAGTTCTGCAAAGAAAACTTTGACCTGAGCATGATCTTAGATACCGCTTCGGAGCTCAAGTACCTCGGTTTAATCAAGAAAGTCTTGAAAGATGAGTTTTCAAATCCATCCGATGATTTTATCCGTTTTATTTTAACCCAGGGCGTATACGACGGAATGAAGACTCAAAACACTGTCGATAAATACCGGCCCACTGTGAAGAAATCAATATCCCAGTATATTAATGAGCTGGTCAATGACAAAATTCAGAACGCATTAAAAAGCGATGAATCGTTTGAACCCAAGGCCATTCAACAGTTTGAAGAAGTTGATGAATCCGCTCTAATCGCAAGTGTTTCCAATATCATTACTACGGACGAAGAAATCGAGTGCTTTTTCATTGTAAAATCGCTTTTGCATAATGCTGTTGATTTAAACCGGATCGGGTACAAGGACACGGCTAGCTACTTCTCGATTATTATTGACGGGAAAGTTACTAAGTGGATTTGTCGCATATTCTTGAAAGAAAATACAAAATATATCATCATTCCAAATGGTGATGCCAATGAAAAGATTGTCTTAGATAAACTTGACGATATATATGCCTATACTGACCAGCTGGTTGCGCGCTTAAACAGCTTAATCAGTTAGGCCGAGCCAATCAAAGACTTTTTTCATACTTTACATTTATCAAACTTTCGATGAACTTTGATAAATCATGATGATTTCATCTAAAATTTGCACGTTCTATTGATTTACAGTACCTTCCCGATCAGTATATACTTTAACTAAACTATATTTAGGAGGAGTAACAGAAAATGGATGAAAATGTAAAAGTGCCGTGGTGGCAAAAAACGTGGGTGGTTGTTCTCGCTTGTATCTTTATTCCCCCAGCAGGGCTTACTCTTTTATGGGTGAACGGAAAGGGTGGGATTGGTCTTAGAATTTTTTTAACGATCATACTGGCATTCTACTCGCTTATGTGGTTCGCAGGGATAACTGGCGGTGGTAATGCAGCCAAAACAATACCTCAAGCCACGACGCAAACAGAGGTAGCGTCTTCAACTTCACAGGAGGCAAAGCCAGCTGAAACAGAAACTACGAAACAAGCAGCAGCAAACTCGCCAAAAATGAACATGGCCGAATTCACCGCTATTCAAAATGGAATGACTTATGATGAAGTTATTGCTATCGTTGGCGGACCAGGAACGCTATCGTCAGAAGTTGGAACTAAGGGCGAACCGTACTATACCCAAACCTACACATTTGAAGGCGAAGGTGATTTTGGAGCAAACGTAATTCTGTCTTTCCAAGACGGTACCCTTTCTGTGAAAACCCAATACGGATTAAAATAATTATTAATTCCTTAACATCTGCTAATAATAACCATATTTTACCCGGGGAGATCCTTCTCCCCGCCTTCCCCCTTAATTTTCTTCACAATTTTTTACTCTAAATTATTCACTGCTACCTCTGATTTTCTGCTACAATAAAAGAACACACGTTCTATTTTTCATTGCATTGATAAACGGAGGTTCAACATTGTATAAAATGACACAGAAACATGTAATCAAAACACTAAACAAATATCCTATTTTGACACTGCCGGTCCCAATTCACGACATCGAAGAAATCATTACCGATAAAGGCTATTCCCTTATAAATTGCTCAGAGATCAATAGGCCATGCATTTTTAGAAATGAGCTTATTTTGCCACGTTTTGAAACAATCTCAGATCAAAGATTTGCCTTGGCGCATGAGCTTGGCCATATTGTTTCCCACGGGCGACAAAAGACCACAATCGATACCCCTGGAAAGCACGAAGCCTCAGCGGACGCTTTTGCACTCTATTTCACCATGCCCCCATACTTATTTGAGAAAGATATAAAACGATTGAATGAGTGGGATTTAGCGGAAAAATATGGCATGCCAGTAGAGCAAGTGCTTAACCGCGCGAAGCTGTGCGGCCATTACCAATACCAGTAAAAGAAGGTGTTCTCATGTCCAATAAAAAAGCAGCACTCTACATCCGGGTCTCTACGGCCATGCAGGCAGACAAAGACAGTCTTCCCCTGCAGCGCGATGATCTGGTAAACTATGCCAGGTACGCTCTGAACATCGATGACTATGAGATCTTTGAAGATGCCGGGTTCTCTGCCAAAAACACAGACCGACCTAAATACCAGGAAATGATGACCCGGGTCCGAAACCGTGAGTTTTCTCATATTCTGGTCTGGAAGCTTGACCGGATCAGTCGAAACCTAATTGACTTTTGTGAAATGTATGAGGAAATAAAAAAGTATGATACCGCTTTTATATCCAAGAATGAACAATTTGATACCAGTTCCCCCATGGGCGAAGCGATGCTGCGGATCACTTTAATTTTTGCAGAACTTGAAAGGAAGATGACTGCTGAAAGAGTATTATCCGTGATGATCGATAGAGCTTCAAAAGGGCTTTATAATGGCGCCCAACCGCCGATGGGATATCTAATCGAAAGTAAATGTAAATTCCCGGTAATTGACGAACATGAAGCCGAAATCGTAAGATACATCTTTAACCTATATGAAGAAACCAAGTCGTCCAATGATGTCGCGACCAGCCTCGCGGATAAAGGTATAAAAACAAAGCGTGGCGGCGAATGGGATCATAGCACAATTGTTAGCATGCTAAAAAACCCTTTTTATAAAGGGACATACCGATACAATTATCGGGACTACACTTCAAGAAAAATGAAAAAAGAGAACGACTGGATTGTTATAGAAAATAGCCATCCCGCCATCATTGACGAAGAACAATTTAGCCGAGTCCAGAATCTCCTTAAATCAAATCGAAACGGCGATAGCCAATACCATCGAGAAAACGCTCAGATAAACATTTTCTCGAGAAAATTGATTTGCGGAGACTGCTTAAGGCCGTACAATGCCAGCACAGGAGCGAGGAAAAAATCAAACGGCTTACGTCCGGCGACCTACTCTTGTTCCGGCTATGGCAGCATAAATTCGTGCAAGGGGTGCATTGGAGATGGCCTGTTAGTTCCGATTGTGTTTAACTATCTATCTAACGTTCGTAGGCTATCTGAGTTGATTAAGCCAAGTATGAGATCCGGCACAATAGAAAATTTATTAACCGACGGATGGCCATTCATGCGTCTCAAGTCAATCTCAAGTGGCACGATCGACCGCATAATTGGGCAGCTTTTAGATCAAGGGAAACCTAAAATCAAGCACAAAACGAAAAGTGGAAACAACGATCCCGCCCTGAAAAGGTCGAATAAAATCGAGAATGAATTGAAAAAATATGAAACTGCTATTTTGCGCCTGGAAGAACTTTATTTGTTCTCGCCTGAATCGATGAGCGGAAAAGATTTTATGTTGAAGAAGAATGATCTCGACAGAAAAATAACGGAGCTAAAAGGAGCACAAATAGATGAGCTCAAAACGATTGATGGAACCGCAAAATTCGACAACTTGTCATTTAAAGCGGGGATGGTTTTATTCGAAAAGACAGTTATGTCAAAAGGACAACCTTTTAATTATGACTATTTAGTTAAAACTTCCGGAACTGGCAATTTGCGCCAAATAATAGATGCTTTAATCAGCAAAATTGTTATTAAAAATGGTCTGCCCGTCGAAATAACATTTACTAACGGACTCGTAAGCCAATTCGAATGGGAACCGGGTGCTAATAAAATGCCAACGAGCGCCGAAATATGCCAATATGAGAGCAAAGAAAAGATATTAAGTTTTATCGGGGAACATGGAAAATTGAAGGGCGTTGATTTCATTCGCGCTACTGGTCATCCCAGCCATGCAGTTTACCAGACACTACATGCAATGGTTGACCAAGGTGAGATCGTTCCAGTACAGAGAGAAAACAGCAAAGTGGTAAGTTACTACATCAAGGGACAAAAATCTTGAAATTGCTGATTTTTCGAAATTTTAATTTTAGCGCACGAATCCCAGTGGTATCGCATAAAACACATGACTTTGCATTTTATGTTTACATGGTATAACGGCGATGGATAATCCCTTCTAAAAATAAATCATAGACAGTTAACTGTTTCAATAATTATGGCTCGGGTTTCCCCGAGCCTTTTCTTTTCGCAAAAATAGGGCCACGTCATTGAAATGCGACCCCCAATATTATGGCCAACCTCATTTATGCATGAACCAGCGGCCTAGTTGGAACGATTAATTGAATTATACCATAAAACCACCAAATAACCAACGAAAATGACTTAATATATGGTTTTTACAGGTCACTTATTACCTGTGCGAGCTAAAACTGGTTAAAACGCAAATATGGGCGCTTTATCGAAAACCTGTGCTTATATGGCGTATTTTCGTTAATGAATCAGTCAATTATTAACCAGCCCCGAGCGTAAAACCACGGGACTGGTTAATTTGTTTTGAAGTAATCAACATAGGCTAAACACCTGTAATTTTTATTGCATTTGAACAAAAGGTCTCGATGTTGCACCTGGCGCCGGATCTCCTTTTGGTACAATCGAGATTCTGATTGCTTCCAATCGAAAACCAAAGCCTGCAGTTCCGGCGTTATCTCCATTCTTGGCCCAATCCAGCCACCCGAAATTTTGCGCATGGACTTGATAGTAGATGTCGAATTTATCAGAATCAGCCCCAGTCAGCCTGATTTTAATTGCTTCCAGTCTTAACCCCTGATCGGTCGTACCCGCTGTTCGGCCGTTCGCAACTTCTGATTGCCATCCGATGTTCTCTACGTGGGTGGAATAAGACACGCCTAAATCGAAATTAGCATCATCTTCAAAACTGATGCGGATACTTTCAAGTCTATATCCCATGCCTTCTGTTCCAGACATTCCCCCCTGTAGGACATCTTCTTGCCAGCCAATATTTTGAACGTGGGTCTGATAGGAAATGATTGGTCCTTGAGTATTTTCACCTGCTTCCAGATCAGCAATTCTTTTTTCCAATTCTTTCAATATATCTAGGTTATTAACTAAAGTTTTTTGCACGGCCGTTAATTTATTATAGGCTGTTCGCGCTTCGGTTACAGCCACTTTATCGGTCAATTTTATGCTACCCACAGCCGGTAGTATATTGATTTGATCATGCACTGCTTTGGCTATTTGGTCATCTTTAATAACCGAAAACTGTATACCTTGTTCATTTGCATAAGTTTCTGCATAAGAGCCGTCAAGACCATAAATAACAAAACTTTCATTGTGTTCCTTAAATACAAGACCGCTAATAGAAGTAACGCTCTCCGGGATTATTATACTATTCAGCCCCGTGCAGTATGAAAAAGCGGCCCACTCAATGGAAGTAACGCCATTGGGGATTGTGATGCTAGTTAGCCCGCTACACTGCGTAAATGTATAAGAACTAATAGACGTTATACCTTCCGGAAGTGTAATGCTGGTCAATTTGTCGCAATGATCAAACGCACATTCATCAATAAATGTTACTCCTTCAGGTATTTTTAATTCTGTTAATCTGCGACACTTTAAAAAAGCTTCCTCGCCAATAGAAACTATACTGTCAGGCATCACAATGCTTGTTAAATCATCGCGATATGAAAACGCTGAATCGCCAATAGCTATAACTTTTCTCCCGCCCAATATATCTGGGATCACTACATCTTTACTGTAGCCAGAGTATTCAGTAACAGAAACACCGCCACCAACAATTTCATATGTAAAATTATTATCGGTATGATAGGCCATAACACCAGGCGATGCTATCCCAAACAGTATAGACAATACCGCCAACATATAAAAACATTTTCGAATACTTTCCCTCACAATTTCATCCTCCTTCACATTTATATCTTATGATAACGATTATACGCCTATTGATGAATAAAATTCAACAGTAAATATTATTCAAATAGATTGATTATCGCCTAAAAAAGTGCTTTAATTACCTAAACAGCATAAGATAAAATGTTTTATAAATGATTTAAAGGAGTATATTATGGAAGAAAACCTATCAAAAATAACTGCAGTTATTGGGTCGATGGAATTAAGCCCCTCGGAAGTTGGAACTGTATTATGGTTGTCTGAACAGGATTCTAGCCGGGTTGATGATCTATGTCGGATTATGGAATATTTAAAAGCCTATCAAGATATCTAAAACTACTTAAAAAGCCCAGGCTAAACACCTGGGCTTTTCGCTTCCACAAACCACCTTGGTTCTTCATAAAATAACAGCCGTTCCCTGCCTGCGATCTTACAAGTATACTTTATCCCGAGCCCACCAGCCGGTATTGATGCGCCGGGTCGGACGTCAATAACTCGATCAATTTCAAAACTCCGGCCATCTGGCCAGATAACACGCAACGGGGTTATGCCGTCTTCATCAAATTTTGCCACAACTGAGACAAATTTTTTTAATACTTTCATTTTACCACCTCAGAGAACGTTTGTTTTATGGTACACCCGTTCTTGGTTGAGGTCAATGTAAAATTATGAATAAAAAAAGACCAGCCCGGTTTGGCTGGTTCATATTATTTATGAAACTCATGGTTAGGATCAATGCGAATTATTTTAAATCTATTGCCAAGGAAAAACCCATGTATTCTAAACTTCTCATTGATTTTGTAATGGTGGACATGCTGCCCTTCAAAAGTATCCTGCTTGTCGTCTTTGCATGGTTGAACCGTGCTTTGAAAATATTTCACAGACTTTCCGGAATATCTTCTTAAAAAGTTATTAAAGTCTTTCTCATTTCTATGACTTTTAAGTTTATCGAGGCCCCAATTCCCAAAATTTAAGTGTTTTAAACTAAACGATATTTCGTCAATAAATTCTGTTGCCGCTGTAATATTGATCGAGTCAGTTGATTTCGCCATCGTTCTTAATGAATTTCCTATAATATTTTTTCATATCCTCAACCCCTATTACTTCAGACGATGATTCCAGCTCCCCATAACCCCTTCTTTTCTTCTGCCAAGGGTCTTCGGTATGCGTTAAAGTTTCAAGTTGATTTGCTGTAAATTCTCCATAATTTTCCCAAACAAAATCCAATATCTCAAGCTCATCATTTTTATATTTACTGAAATCAGGTTCTGTTTTTATCTTAGGTATATTATTAAATTTAAAACCTTTGTATTTGCTGTATAAATTTCTTGATACCGGACCGTGCACCCACGCTTCAAAAGGTAAATCAACTCCAGCAAACGGTTTATCAAAAAGCGCATAATGCCAAGCAACAGAATAATAAGCAAGTTTTTGCAATTTCTTTTGAGACATTGATTGTTTGCATAAAAAATATCGAGTTATTTTACTGATTCCTAATTCAATTTTTTTAAATTCGTCGAGTTTTAGCCCATTTATGTCTATTGATGATTTTCTCATTTTAAAGCCCCCTATCGCATTATCAAATGAACCAACATTGTGAGATAATGTCAGAAACAAAACAGAGGAGTTGACATTGTCATTCCCCCTGATTGAGTGCATTTGCTTTAATTCTCTTTAATTATACTACATGCGATAGGTAATATTATGTTATAAAAAGGTAATATATTGTTTACAAAAGACAATATATTGCCATTAATACAGATAAAATAATAAAGGCCACCGCCCAATCAAGAGATGGCCCTCTTTTTTTATTGAATTATCCGTTTCCGGTACTCTGCTTTCACACTCTCGTTATCCAGTGCCGCATATATCTGAGTCGTCCCGGGGTTTGAATGTCCCATCAGTTCCTGCAGCACGTTGAGCGGCATTCCCGCCTTATGACCCAGGGTGGCGAATGTGTGTCTGAGTAAATGCGGAAATACAACCTTATCGAATCCGGCCTGTACAGCAATCTTCCCAATCTCTTTTTCTACAGCTCGATTCCCTAACCGTCCATACGGCTTTTTCTGGGATACGAACAGCGCATCGTCCACGATCGGGAATGTTTTCCGCTCATTGAAATATTTCTGCAAATAAATCTTGGCTTTTGGAGAAAAGAAGATCGTTCTTTCTTTATTCCCTTTTCCGATGATATTCACTGATCTCTCATGCCAGTTGATGTCCTGGATATTGACTTGGGTGATTTCTGACAGCCGGCCACCGGTACTGAAGGTAAATTCCAGTAACGCCCGTTGCCGGTTTGTGCTGCAGGCATCCCGCATCAATTCCAGTTCCTCAGCAGACAATGATTTCCTAACCCGCTTCTCCACCTTTGTCGACTTGATCTTTCGGGTAGGACTCTTGACGATATAATCCTCATTTTCCAACCAAACAAAGAAGCTCTTGAGAATTGATTTCTCATTTTCCAATGTCGAGTTTTTCAGATTTTTATACTTAATCAGATCCGCCAGAAACATCCGGATATCCATGGCCGTAATGTCAGCCACGTTCTTTTGAAAATAATTTGAGAATCGTCTTAAATGCAGAGCATAATTTTTAAGGGTCTTGTCGCTCAGGCCGTCCAGCTTCTTTGTGGCCAGGTACAGCATAATCATTTCATTCATGTCCGACTGAACCACCAGGGCCGTGGACTTTGGCTGGATCTCGTACTGGTATAGCTCTCTTTCGATAATATCCCTTAAAACATTTCCATCCACCTCTGGGAACCGGTCTGTGACCTCTGCAATAATCTTGATAGTAATTTCGTTTTCGTGCATAAAAATAACACCTCCGATAGTATTTTCTCCGAATTAATGTTACTGCAAGAAGTAAGGTTCGGAAGCCCTACTTGTCGCAAAGGGTAATTAAGCCTTTGCTATCTTGCCCATATATTCTAACATAATTGCCAGAATATCACAATCGATAATGAAAAAAGGCATAAAAAAAAGACCACCCGGAGGTGGCCAATTTCAGTATATAAACTTCCCTGTTTCCTGGTTATACACTCCCCCAAGACCTGATAACTCCAAATGAGCAAACTCCTGTGATGGGTATACTCTAACCGCAATGCCAAATACCTGCCAAGCGATCCTCGCAAATTCGATGATATCCATTCCTGGGCAATAACAGTCTACGGCTTCCCCCAGCATGTGGAGTGAATCCCAGACGCCACCCCAGAATGCATTGTTCTCCGGGCAACGGATACCGCATGTTATGACAATTGCCCCGACATAGTCCCGGAGCTGCTGCAGTTTATCAATTAGCTGCTGCGCTATGATCTGTCCATAATTTGTTTCGGGATATCCGTTGCAACCGCTTGTCGGATCTCCCTTAATGCATCCACAAGCCAACTCGTACCAACTAAAATTTTTTGAAGCCATTCCTTCAGGTAAAGTAACTACTGGTGCCGTTACTGCGACCGGTGCATTCGTGATCGCGAACAACGCCGTAAATGTGTTTGTTCCGATAATGCCATCAATTGTCAGACTTCTGTCCTTTTGGAAGCTTAATACTCGATCCGTTGTTTGAGTACCGACATCTCCAAGGCGACCATCAATATCACATACATAACCTAATTCATTTAGCCTGGCCTGCACTGACATGAGCTGTCCTCTTAAACATCGTTCCAGTTCTATTCCTGCTTCTCCATTTTCAGCTAGTCCATAACCTCTTCTTGCATTATTTCTGGCGGATCTTGTCAAATCACCGGCCTGGCCATCCGCTTCAATGTCTCCATAATTTAAAAGTCTTAAAACTCTTTGCTCTTCAACAATAGAAAACACCTGGACACTTAATGGATCCACTGGCGCAATGATTTCCTGTGACGGATTTGATGGCTGAGTAACGACCACTTCAACCGCTTTTGTTGGAAACGGGTTATCGATATTGACATAATCCTGATAGCAGATATCTAAATCAACATTCCCGCTAATCCCGTCAACGGATCCTTTGTCTGAATACTGCCAAATACTTGGTAAAAATTCTGGCTTATCGACATCCCATTGAGCCAACCACGTGAACCATTTCCCTTTGTTTGTGTCATTAACTCTATTCTGATACCAATCTAATGAAGTATAAGTAATGACTTTATACCCGGAATTATGGATTTCTGTGCAAAATGCATCAATGATTGGATTAATATCGATGTTTCCCTGATACTGCTGATCCTCAATATCAAATGCGATTGGATAGGCAAAGGTAGAACGCGGATATCGGGATAAGATGGTTTTAATAAAATTTGCTTCCATCCTTGCTTCATCTGCGGTTTGAGCATATGAGTATATAAAAGGCAGCGGTGAGATACCATTAGCAATGCAACCATCCAAATTTACCAGGGCTTTTGCATCAAGCTCCCCGCCCGATGCATTCCTGGCTTCACCCCATCCAATCCGGACGCCTGAAAACTTCTTATTTGTATTCTTTACGCGTGGCCATTGGATATCGCCTTGGTGCTGGGAAACGTCAATTCCTTCGATTTGCAGCATATTGCTACCTCCGTTCTTACTCGGTTTTACTATCTTCAGCTGGATAAGTTGGATTCGACCATTCTTCCTTAACCGATTGTGCTTTTAAGTCCTTAATAAATTGTTCAATTTGTTCCTTTGAGGCAAAACCCATTTTCATTAAATCCAAAACATTTTGAGCAGTTACCGCTTCCGGGGTGACGTTCCAGTTTTTCCATTTGTTATAGAATGGAACGATAATCACCAATGCGCCTGAAATGGCGATATACAGGAAATCCTCGGACACCGAAATCGGGTTAACCCCGAATATGGTTAGTGCTCCATTGATCACAACAAGCGCCAAAACAATTATCTGAGCCCACTCCCGAACCGACATACAACTTAAACCATCAATAAAGCTAATTACTTTTTGTTTCATTTTATTTCTCCTTCTAAACTATCAATGCGCTTATGCGCTTGTTTTGCCGATGCTTCCACGTCACAGACCCGCTCCAATAATTCTATATGCTTGTCGGCCTGTTTTTCTAATTTCTTATCAATCCCATCAACACTTGACTTTATGTAACCCATATCGGATGTGATCGTCGCAATGCTAGCACCTTCGGCCTTATCATCTTTTGTTTTAGTTCTTCCGAACATTAACCACGCCACCACGAAACCTCCTATAGTGCAGATTAAACTTGCCACAACTGTAATATCTATGCTTCCATTCATTACCGGCCCCTTTCTGATTTTTCGCATTAAAAAAGACACCAGTTAAGGTGCCTCATGGCCATTTCTTCTAATCATTTTTAGTTCGCAATATCGTCCGATTCCCAATTAAAGCCTGCTTAAATCTTCCACAAATTCCCTCATTGCGGGAACGTAAGTTTCTTCTAATCCTATACTCGACGGATGATTTACGCCATTTCCCCCATATGGTTTTTTAGTTGCATAGTCTAAATTGACATGATCTCCAAACATTTCGGATTCCGTTAATGTTGGTAAAAATAGCCTGTATTCTCCTTTGTATAAAACAATGTTTTGAATTGTAATCAATCCAACGCTTCCTCCATTTTTATTCAATCTAATTTCAGATGGAGTATTGTTTATCTGTACTCGATCACGCAATATTCTTACCCCGTCAATAAATACGTCGATAATATCATCACGTTTTTCAAATGTTATCCGGCGATATGTGCCATCATTCCACGATATCCCAGGTAGATATGATTTTGTTGCAGTTGTATAATGCGCAGCATCGCCAATATTAGCAAAACTATCTACCGCAGCAACACCACCAGATAGCGGTTTTACCATCAGACAATTTCGGATGTACCCAGTTAAATAATTATAGTTGATTGATAAATTTTCAACACCATCAGGGAATCCACTGAATTTTAAATCAAACGCCACAACAAACGATTTTGAATTGATCGGTATTATTATTTCTGTATTAGCTGTTTGAATTGTATAGGTATAGCCAACTTTAGTATGGTTTCCCGTTATAAACGCATCGGTTGTTGCGTAATCTTCAGATATTGCTTTCATACGGGGATTTTCAAACATAAACCCTGTTCTTTTTTGATTTGAAATTTTATTTACATCAATGATATAACATCCTTTTTCTTCCCCGAATGTCCGGATTGTATGTGCCGACATATCAACCGCCTGCTGAATTTCTAATGCCCCCCACGTATCCTCAAGTGAATAACTTGGCCGCGGGGACGTTAACAATGCAATACTCGGAACTGGACTAAAATTTGCATTAATATACGTTAATACAGCGTTGAGATAATATTTAAACGCCTTGGCACTCGCAATTGTTGTTTGATTCATTCCCCACCCGATTATTAATAAATCGGGTGCTGTGTCTTTAACGTGCGCTACCCATGATTTCGTTACCGAATCAAATGTTTTATCTGACCCGTAATCTTGAATTACAGTGCCGCCGGATGATCGGTTGTAAAAATTAAATATATTATCCTTGAACTGCGATGTGATCATATCCATCAATCGTTGATAATACGAATCGCCTGTGGTTATTGAATTCGAGCCCTGTTCTAATGCGCCTGCATCGATTGTATTATAACCAACATTTAAGCAATCAGAACCGCCTGTCGATACACTATCTCCCCAAATCGTTATATTTATATTTCTACTTGATCCTAATGCCGTATTAAATTGAGAAAATTGATTTTTGCGCAACGGTGATTTATTGTATTTTCCGTTGTATTCAGTCAATGTTTGGCAAATATTAATAAAATAATTAGCAAGATTGCTACTTTCGATTTTTGCATTTCCTATCAAAATTAAGTCTCTCACACCGCTTAAAACCCCATTTACTTTATAGGTGTGTGGTTTATCAAAATACGCATATTTTAGCCCTTTTGCTTTTAATGATGCGAAATATGTATTTAGTAATGTTGTTGCATCTGACGTTCCTATTGTACTATCCACCCCATATTTACTCGCAACTCCTAAATATCCAATATCTGCCAATTGCGAATCAATTTCCCCTATCTTTTCGCCTAAAGTTACCTTTCCTTTTCTGGATTCGATGATCTCGGCCATATCGGTTGTGGCGCCAACCGCTGCAACGGTCGCGTCTTTATAGGCTAGTGTTTGTGTTTCAGCCAGTGCCGCCGCTTCTTCCGATGCCAGGGCCGCCGCCGCGCTGGATGATGATTCCCCGGCCTTGGTTGTGGCCACGCTTGCCGATCCGGACGCGGAGACCTTCGACGCATCGGCCGCTTCTTCTGATGCTTTGCTGTTAATTTCAGAGTCTTCAGCATATGCTTCTGATAATTCCGCCGCAATCTTTGCTGCATCCGCTGCCGCTCTTGCATTTTCAGCCGCCAGTTTTGCATCTGCAGCCTCAGTTGCTTTTGTTGTCGCAATCCCTGCTTGTGTGGTCGCTACAACCTCAGAATCAGCGGCATCGTCAGCTGATGCCGCTGCATCTGCTGCTTTTTGAGTAGCTGCTGTTACAGCCGGACCAACTGTTGCGATCTGTTCCCCGACCGCAATGCTTTGCTTTTGAACCTCAGATGCCACGCCCATGAGCGCGACCTTCATCGGCTCGCCTTTAGTGGCGGCTTTGACATCTGCAATATATTGCTCTAATGCTGTCATTTTAAATACCTCCTATTCGGTTTCGATCATGAACTCCAACATTTCGAACTGTTCTATTGTGAGATTGAAGTCTGATGATGTAAATATTGATTCTGGGATCGTGTACACATCAACCTCCATCTCAAGTTTTAACAATTCTAAAAGATCTGGATTGTCTTCTTTAAGGACTGGATATTTTGCCTTTAATTCTTTTAATGACTCATCATAGTCAGCGTATTCAGTCGCCAACTTACGATAGTTTTTCTTAATCGCATGTACCACTCGAACCGGTAATTCCACCTTTGATAACATCTGAATATTATTTAGATGGTTGACCATTTGACCATTTGTAATAATCATGCCTGTACCGCCTTTTCAGCAATCAGCTGATCTTGGAATGTATAGGCCGCGTCTTCAAATGCTGACTGTTCAGCCCCGATAGCTGCCCGGTTTGCCTTATATAGATCATATTTCACAACATAATGATTGAACGACATATCCTCTGGATTGGCGGTATTTATCGTGGCGCTAAACACCTTTGCTGCTACTTCCCCAATTTTTGCAGTTCCTGTGAACGTCGTTGTTTTTATTATTTCTAACATGGTAGTTCTCCTTTATGTTTTAATACCGCGACCTCATTTTCAAGGCGCATGACTTTTACGTTTAGTTCTTGTACTGCTTTTACTAATAATGGTATAAATGGATATTCTTTAATCTGATAGTTGTATGAACCGTCTTCCTGTTTTACTTTTAAGACAAACTCTGTGCCTAATATTTTTTCAATTTCTTGGGCTATAAAACCACATTTTTCTAAGCGGTAATCAGATAACCAGTTAAACTCTCGTGTGGAAACCATAGATAATTTACCAGTCGCATTCAACGTTGAGGTTTTGATATTTGTTTTTAACCGCCTGTCTGAATCCCAAACCGTAACACCTTTTGCCCCAGCGACCGTTCCTACCTGGACATATGCTCCTGATGATATCCACTTAATATCTGATACCTTCTCTGTACCACTAGTGGCTGTATATATAAGATTATTTGCTTTTAAACTATAAGTAACCGTTACATCACTTCCCGTCGTTGATAATTGGATGCCTCCAGAACCAGCATATAAAACTGCTCCATACGAATAATTGGCGTATACGCCTCCAAACTTGCCGCTAGGAGTATGCCTAAATGCCATACCAGCATATGTGGATGACGAATCTAAAACAATAGACCCCGTAGCGGTAATGTTGTCAAAATTTAACGTCCCACCAGATATATTCCCGCCATTTATAACAGTTTGTCCAGCTGTTGCCAGATTTGCAAATGTTACAACGCCGGTAATATTTACTTTGTCAGCGCTGATTTTAACTCCGCTTTCCCCACTTTCATTAATACTCGCTATGATTGACGCTTTACTTACTTTTCCGTCCAAACTTGTCTGTGTTGCCGACAGACCGGCGCTCAAGGCACTTATGTCTAAACCAGCCTGATTTATTTGTGTTCCCAAACTTGATACTGTTGTTTGTGTCGCTGTTAAACTAGCCCCGAATGCTGTCATTTCTAACACCGTTTCATTAACAGACGACTCCGTTGCCGTTGTCCTTGATTCCAATGCCGACAAGCTAATATGAAATGCGTCCATTTCCAGCTTTGTCTCATTGATCGTCGTTCCTTGTTCTTCTACTGTCTCAGCGGTGATTTTGATTAGGAATGATAATTCATTCGCCACATACTCCATGTTCTTAACACTGTTGGCCGTCGTCAAGGCGAACCCCATGATTCCACCACCCAGCGGCCCGGAGATCCGATCTGTCAGGGATTGGGTTACGCCGCCTAAAACAATCCGATCATTTCCGCGATTCAGTAAATCTCGTTCTTTTTTACTCACTGATAGGAATGTGTCCAGGTCATGCGGTTTCGATACACTCCTTGCCATATCGCCAACCTGAAACTTTTGGATGTCAATATTTACTTCGCTTAGGTCAATGGCGGTCAGTTCCAGGGACATTCCCTGCTTAATCCCACCGGCCAGTTTTAATTTCGCCGCATACATCAACGCCGAAGGACTGTCGATATCCGGCCACTCAAATTCTTTAAAGATCCAACCATATTCTGCAACTGCTAACTCATCGTAAATATAATCACAGTCGTTGTTTGCTGTTGCAATGGTTAATTTCTTCCCGTCGATTTCCTTGCCATACGGCACCAGGGCAGTATAGATCCCGCTTGCATCTGTAATCTTGGAATAATCCAGCAAATTCACGCCAAACTTAATAGGCTGTGAGTTTGTCGAACCGTAGTTTTCCAGGTAATTCAGAAACTTAATCCCGCCGATCCGTTCAATCACTATAACTCCGCCCAGAGTGTCCAGCATGGTTGTTTTGATTAATTCCAGCGTATTGACATATTCATTTTCCCGGAATAGTCCGTCTTTTAATTTTCCGTTGGTGCCATCGACCTTCGAGACAATAATAATGCTGATTGACTCAGCCCTCAGTGATTGGCCCGTTGTCCCGGCGGTTTCGCCATCCTGTTTCCAATCCTGCCAGCCTTCATTTTCGACATGAACCCGGTATTGGATTGAAAATAATCCAGCATCAGCGCCGGTCAGTTTGATTTCAACCGCTTGCATTTCAACGGCTAATCCAACCGTTCCCGCCGTGGCTCCATCAACTACCCACTCCTGCCACCCGGTATCTGCCAGATGTGCCCGGTAGGTCACACCAATATCCATGCTACCGATATTTTCCAGCGTTAGTTCCAGCGCCTCCATTCGCAATCCCGAACCGGTGGTGCCGCTGTCGTCGCCGTTTCTGACCCATGATAGCCAGGATAGGTTTTCGATGTGCGTTCGGTAATTCGTGGATATGTTAACCCCGCTACCGTCACCCAGAACTGTACAAATTCCCATATGAAGTCTTTTATCGGATGTTACCTGCATATTGTGGTTATCCAATACCTGCGTCAACCATTGTTCCGGTGTCACATTGATATACTGGGCAGGGCGTTGGATGCTGTCAAGTAAATATCCTAATTCTCCCTCACAGGTGACGACTCTTTTTTTGTAGATATCTTCGGTATCGCTAAGAATCCGCCCCTCAAATATTATGTCTTTTCGGGTATTTGAATAAATCTCATACACCAATATAGTCGTGTGCATTTTTCGCAATTTGCTATAGTGCGGGTGCGTGGGGTCAATCGTGAATGTCATCCCGCTGGATTTGTTAATCCCTTCGGACGTTTTTGCACTTAACAGCCGGTAGTCCGTTCGAATGTCGTGCAATAACACATCAGCCCGGGGAAAATCAGATGCCCAGATCTGGACGATTGGTGCCTTGTTTTTGATTTCGTTTGTGACAACTGCGTTCAGGTCTACGTTTTTTATCAGTACAATCGACACAGCTTCTAGCCTTATTTCTTCGCCTGTTGTGCCTAATGTTGCGCCGTTCTTACACCAGCTTGTCCAGCCAGAATTTTCAAGGTGTCCACGATATTGCACCGTGTATTTATCCGCATCAGTTCCAGTCAAAACAATTTCGACCGCTTCAATTCTCAGGCTTTGCCCGACCGTCCCGGAGGTTGCACCATCTGCAAACCACGGTTGCCAACCGATATTTTGAACGTGAACCCGGTATGAAACGCCAATGTCTAGGCCATCCAGCGATGAAAGATTTATTTCTAATGCTTCCATCCGAAGTCCTAAACCAGTTGTTCCGGACTTAGCGCCATTCTTTACCCATTGCGCCCATGCCAGATTTTGAATGTGTGAACGGTAATTGACCGCTATCAAAGGCGCATCGCCGGGGTTCCGGATAATGTTTTCGGATTTTAGAGTTATAATGATCTGGATCGCTTCGGCTCGTAATGATTGCCCCTCGGTTCCGGCAACATCGCCATCGCGACACCACTCTTGGAATCCTTCGTTTTGCACATGGACTCGGTACCAGATCGAATACTTGTCCGCATCGGTTCCGGTCAGGTGCATTTTAACGGCTTCTAACCTCAAACTCTGATCCGTTGTTCCTGCGGTTTGACCGTTTGCAACTTCGGGTTGCCATCCGATATTCTCTACGTGGGTTGAGTAGGCCACACCTAAATCTAACGCTCCAACATTAATTAATGCAATCCTGATTGCTTCTAATCGCAACGCCTGACCAATTCGACCAGACAACCGGCCATCGGTGACATCTGCACCCCATCCGTAATTTTCAACGTGAGTAGCGTAACTTGCACACAGGATTTTTTCGGGTGGTATCGCTGAGTTAGGATCTGTCAGGGGTACAATTATTTGTGTCGGATCGTCTGCGGGTGTATTAGGTACTACTACAACAACGTCCTCTGTGATGCGTTCCAGCATGATTTCAATTGCTTCTGCTCTTAATGCGACTCTTTCAGTTCCGGCAGTTTCGCCATCTACTTTCCAGTTTTGCCATCCGATATTCTCGACGTGAACTCTGTATTTAATTTTGTATTTTTTAGCATCGGCTCCGACTAACCGAATCCGTACCGCTTCAAGCCTTAGACTTTCGCCTACTGTCCCGATTATCTCGCCATCGGTTTTAAGCGGTTGCCAACCAACATTTTGTACGTGGGCCTGCGCTTCGATGGCGATATCTAAACCGCCTTTGTCTAACAATTCGATGATGAGGGCTTCAAGCCTTAATCCTTTGCCAGTGGTCCCAGACGTTTTACCGTCCTCGACCGCAATGTTCCAACCCTCGTTTTCAATGTGCGTTTTATAGCTGGCTTTCATAGGCTCCCCCCCCGATAATCGACATCAACGGTACCGGATCCCCCGAACGCCAGCAAGTGTTCACCTTCGCCCAGAAAAATATCAGGTACAATGTTTTCACCCATTGCCAGATTGTAGGTATTACCTAGATATGAAACCGTCATTGCTACACTGCAAATAAATTTCGGACAAACTCTTTTTCGACGTCCTGTTATGGTTAGGGTTCCAGGAACTGATATATCGTAATAATCCCTGATAATCCCGTCCTCGAATGAGAACGAATCCCAGAGCCACGGCTCCATGGATGATTGTGTTTCGTATTTATACGGGTCGACAGTGGCGGATAGCGTCAGCGTTCCGCCGTAAACTTCCCACTTGTAATCGTCCACCAAAATCCTGCCAAGGAAATAAAATCCAGAATCCTGCGAAAATACAATTTGCATCTTTCGGCCGTGTAAAAAATTTAATATTTTTGAATGCATCGCATGAAAGCTTTCTTTCGCTCCAACATATTCAAAAACAACTGTTAATTCTCTTTGGTCATACTCAATATCGCCGCTGATCGCTTCCGACATATCGACAACATCGCTTGTCCCGGTAACCGGTATTTGAATCAATTTTGGTTTAGGTGGCGAAATATTGACCGATAACATACGTATTTTAAACAATTCTACCAAAGACGTTGTATTGACAAGCACGTCAGCTCGACTCATATGACTCCACCCCTTCCCTTAATCCCGGCTATTGCGCCGAATTTTTTATCAATTATGCCCACAAGTTTGTCTCCATCAATCAATACATTACCGCCAGTGCCAGCAACAGTAATCAAGCGATTAAGTGCATCCAGGATCTCCCCGGAATTGTTATCTTGAGCATTGCCAACAGTAACAGAGGTTGATTCAATCGAAGCTTTCAGATTTGCTTTTGCAGCGCTATTATTCATCCATTTGTATGATTCTTCGGCCACCGCAGCCTGCATCTTCTCAGCGATACCAGCAAAGAAAGCGGGACCTCCGTTTATATACGGATTATACTTCTTCGGTATAACAGCCTCATCTTTATGAAGCAAATATGGTGCTGTTCGTGGAACCCGGTTAGTTCCAGTAGCTAAGCCAAATAAAGAAGAAGGGTCAATTGCTGCCCCGTCTTGATACACGCCGAAATGGAGATGGGGGCCGGTTGAGTTTCCGGTGTTCCCGGAAAGACCAATTGTCTGTAGTTGGGTAACCATTTGCCCGACGCTTACTAAAACTTCGGATAGATGCCCATATAATGTTTCTAGCCCATTCCCGTGGTCGATTGTTACGGAATTACCATATCCGTCATTCCATCCCGCTTGAGTTACTGTACCGGCTCCTGCTGCACCAACCGGTGTCCCTTCAGGTACTCCGATGTCAATTCCTGCATGGTCTTTCGTTCCAACGTCACCAACATCGTCCCTGTATCCGAACCCGGATGTGATCGCACCATCAACGGGAACGGTCAGTCCGCCGAAATCAGATCCGCCAATTCCAATTGATTTAAAAAACTCAGCTGCACCGGTACCGATAAAATCAATGGCCGCTTTGAGGTTGAAACTTCCGGACGAGAATTTATCTTTTAAATCCTGAATCATGCTGTTCACAAAAGCCATCAGGCTGTCGCCGTTTAATCCATTGATCAACCCCTGAATCATGTACTTCCCTATCTCGATAAGTTCCTTCGCCGGTGACGCAATTCCTAGCCCTTCTTTGAATTTTGTTAGGATGTCATTGACAAGACCCGTAACGGCATCATAAACATTAGAAGCAGTCTCCTGGATTCCTCTCGCAATCTCGGAAATCATATTCGTCGCCAGCGTGTAAAGTGCACCGGGTAGTCCTTGGATTATGCTGACAATATTTTCGAACACGTTGTTGCCGGCAGTGGTAGCATTTTCACCCATGTCAACAGCGAATTGAATCATATTAGCAACGGTTTCTGTCAACCAGTTCCAGATGTTTCCTGGCAACTGTGAAAACCATTCCCCAATAGCTGTGATAGCATCATCTGCTGCTTGTTGCATTTTTTGAGGTGTTTCAATGCACCAATCAATAATATTTCTGATGGCAACGCCAAGTGCAAAGGCAATATTTCCCGGTAATTCACTAAACCACTTACCAACCGCATTGACGGCGTTCATTGCCGCATTTTGCATATCAGTCTGGACTTGTAATCCCCATTTAGCAATTGATACGAGCGCATTATAAAGAAATGTACCTATTGTTTCTGGAAGCTGTGCGAACCACTCGCTAATCGCCTGCCAACCAGAAGCAAACGCATCCTGGATCATTAGCATTATGGTAAATCCTGCTTCAGCTAAAGCCGGCCCTGCTTCAATCAAACCAGTCACCAATGCCATGATTATTTCTGGCAACGCCGCAATCAGTTGTGGAATCGCCTTAACCAATCCAATAGCCATTTGAATAATCAGTTCTATCCCAGCAACAATTAGTTTTGGTGCATTTTTGACGATTGCATTAATTACTTTTTCAATAATTTCAGGTAGTTTGTCAATTATTATCGGGATCGCTGCAATTAACCCTTCCACCAATCCGCCGATCAGCGCAATGCCAGCATTGATTATTAAATCGATGTTATCAAGCAGTGTTGTGATTAGATTTAAAATAGTTTCAATAGCTACTGGTATCAGAGTTGGCAAAGCCTGAGCCAAACCAATGGCCAATTGAGCGATCATCTGTATGCCTAATTCCAAAATGGAAGGAAGCATACCTAATATACCAGTCAACAGACTTGTGATCACCGTAACGGCAGCCGTCATAATCGCTGGCATATTCGTAATAAGCCCATCAATAAGGGACTGTATGACTTTTACGCCCATATCTACCATACCCGGCAAATACTCAGCAACCATCTGAACTAGGTCGGCTAATACAGTGCCAATTTCAGACACAAGCCCATCAATACCACCAGAATTAAATGCATCATTGAGTTGTTGGCCCATTCCGGCAAGCTTTGTCATCGCTTCGGTTGCCATTGGAAGTAGTGCTGACCCTACCGAGCTGGCTAAATTCGTGACTTGTAGTTGAGCAATTCGAACCTGGTTCGCAAGGGAACCGGATGTTTTAGCAAAATCTCCCTGTGCATCAGCAGTAACCTGCATCAGATAGTTATATCGAAGCGTTGTCTTTTCAGCCTCTGACATGGCATCATAAGCTGTTGTAATGCCTTGACTCAACGCATAAGCTTCAAGATTGGCGACTGACATGTTGATTCCGAGTTGTTTTAGCGGCTCTGTTTCGCCTGATATACCTGATCTAATTTTGTCAAATGCTTCATCATGATCCAGATTGTAGAACGATGACATATCCCCAGTTAATCCCGCTAAACCTTGAGACATCTCAAGTGTCTGAGTGTCTGTCAACCCCATTGATTTAGTCATAGCGCCAAGTGTTGATGTGTATTTTTTAGCTTCCAGCTCTGAAAGTCCAAAAGCTGTTCCAGCATCTTTTGACCACTTATTTATTGTTTCTGTATTGGCACCAAAGGTTGTATCAACAACATTCTGAACTTCTGACAAGTCCGAAGCCATTTTTATAGCGTAACCGCCAGCAGCTGCCATAGCTGCCCCGGCCGCTGCTACCGCAGACGCAGCAATCGTCAGCCCTTTTGCTGCAATGCTGCCCATGGATGAAAGCTTCCCGCTTAGATTATCAGAATGTTTCCCTACGTCATCGAGGTCATCTTTTAATTTTTTCGATCCGCTTGAGCTTGCCCGGTCAATCTCAGACCACGCTTTTTTCATAGCCTCAGATTGATCCATTCCAGCTTTTCGGTATTCAGCAGCTAAAGACGCTGCTTGAGACTTTAAACTCTTAGTTCCTTTATCGATACCACTGGTATCAATACCGGTTTCAATAATAATTTTGCCATCAGCCAATGAGTTCTCACCACCTTTAGTTGTGATTCGTCATCGGCATCTCAGGCTCTACTTGACTTTTTCTATCTTAATTTCAAATTTTTTCTTACAATTACGCCCTTTGCAAACGACAAAAACACCTTTGCTTTCTGCGCATTCATCGTCATACGTTATGGGCATCTCGTACCCGCAATATGGGCACTTCACTTTCTTTTCAATATCCATCCCCTCCTAAAACAAAGCGTCCAGGCTGTTGGCAAATTCGCTTTCCTTTTCTTCTTCTGACCGATAATCGGGTAGTCGGTGTATCCGTTTTAATTCCCGATAAGCTTTCTTTTGTTCCGGCGACATATCTTTCGTGATCTTCATCGTCCGATACCCCACGATTTTTTTAAACTCATGGTCATCTCGCAATGCTGATAATAGCGACCGGAACGCCCACCAATGCAAATATTTAATGCACACCAAATCAATGCTATATTGGTCCATAAATGCCGCGTAAATCAACGGGGCATCAATATCGAATGAATAAACAGGCCTTGGCGCTTTATCCTTTTCATCATTGTTCTCGTAGGATTTTTGGGGTTGATCATCACATCGGTAAAACCACATGAATCGCTCAATGGCATGATTGACATCAAAACCAATGTAGCCACAAAAAAAACGGTCAACAAGCGGCATTATCATTTCGCCTTTGTCTTCCATTGTCCCAGGTCCATTTGTGATAATTTCAAATTCTACCATCAACCGAAAATCAGTATCGACTGGATAATCAATCCCATCAACCGCCACTGTTTGTGGTAGCGCCTTTGTCAGTAGATTCATTTTGCCAGAACAAACTTCTTACTAGTGACCGGCTTTGTTTTGGGCAAATGATCCATTGGTTTTGCTGTTTTTTTTGCATATTTTGACGTAAGCTCGTGAATGCTCTCTTGTGCATTCGGTATTTCATTAATTACTTTTTCAAATGCCGCGAGTGAGTTTTTTAGGTTCATTTTACCTTGAAAAACTGCATCCGCCGCGCCTTCTCCAAACACCTTGTCAAAGAAATCATTTACAATCACACATTGCTGTCTGATCGCATCGCCAAGCCGATCCGTTTTTTCTGCTTTAATACTTAATTCGTTTATCGCGTCCTGGAAGGAATCGGCCACATCTGCATCCATTAAATCTAATTCAAGCTCAACACCATTAATTTCTATCATTAGTTAATCCTCCTTAGGCTGCAGCGGTAAATGTTGCGATTTTTTTATCAGCATCCAAGACAACAGTGCCTTTTGCCATAGCACCATTCGATTTCAATGTGCCGCTATAGGTGTAAGCATCCGTAGAATCTCCCTCGCTGTCAGGGATAACTGTAAAATCACGCTTTCTCGCTGCGTATGTGGTAATCTCTTCAACTGTAGTAAAGTCCGTTAAATCCACTATGATGATTGAGCGAATAGCGGCCGTTCCCAGCGTTTCACTGTCAGTCAAAGCCACGATATCATCGTGCACGGGGTTATCGGTGTATTGATCGAATCCATAAGCCATTGACGGGCTAAACCCAATTAAATCGGTTCGCTCGAAATCCTCATCCATATATTGCCGATTGTATTCTTTAGCATTTTTGCTAGTGCTGGAATCCGTAAAGCTTCTCATCCGATGATAGGCAATAGTTCCAACTCCTTCGGCCGGCACTCCATAAAATGCAAGCTTGTCACTTCTTTTTACTAATATTTCACTCATGTTTTAAGCCTCCTGCTTATATTTAAAATTGCACTGTATGATGTACTGTGCTTTGTCCAATTCGTTATTGAACATATATCCCGGAGTGGTCGCCTGGATTGATACCGGGATCTGGTTTTCATTCATGGTTGGCAAATCACCGGAATCCGTCCAGATCTCTAACCATTCTGAAAAGTGCTCAAAGAACCCGATGTTGTCGAGATTTTCTAAGACATCAGAGCCATAAGGCTCGCGACTGCAAAAGTTAAAAGCAAACTGTCGCACGGATCCACCATCTGTGTATTTCTTGAAGATTGGATCAACCGGGACACTTTCAATCATGTAGGCCGTGGCGTCTTCTTTGAGATAATCAACACCAATGCCCCGGTGATACTCGTCGAGGTATGGACAGGTCTTGATAAAATCTCGAATGTATTTAATGATCGTCATTCTGGCTTACCTCCGACGAATTTTTCCATAGTCTTCACAATATCATTGCCTCGGTCTGCCCACATCCTTAAAACCCAAAAACGCCCACGCATCGGGGCACCGTAAAAATTCAAATCTGTATCTGTTACTTTCAGAGGATTCCCTGCCATTTTTTTTCCATACCATAAATATTGGGCATACGGTTGGATATATTCAATTTTGTCTACTTTTTCAATGGCTGTATTTTTTAAAGTGTCTGTCCTGTATGGTACGTATTTATCAGCCTTGTCCCTTACCTCGTGGGTAAATTTCCTCTGCACCGCCCCCCCTTGGTTAAGGCCCCTTTTCAATAGAATCTTTTGTGCAGAATCAATATTGATCTTAACTTTCATACTCATTATTTCGCTCCAATCTCCCAGTGTGGAAGTGATGCATCTGTCAGATCAACAACGGAAATGATGGTAAATGCATCATCGTAGGTATTTTTTAGGCCCTCCAGATTGTTTGGCTTAACCCCTGTCAGATCAAAGTCGACAATCCCTTTGACAATAATGTCACCGGCATTTAGTGTAAAATATTGATCCTTCTGATTAGATCTTGCCCATGCCTTAGGTTTCAGGTAAGTCTTATCTGTAGTTACGTCCCGGTCAATCAGAACCTCTGTAATATCTGCTGTCAGCAAACCTTTATCACTTACCGTAACGGCCCTTGATCCTTGCCAGTTGATGTCATAAAGATACGCCCGACAATAAACATCTTTCTCCAATACGCGGTCATAATATTTGTTATAGATTGTCATATCAGCATTGGTAATCATTCCAGACCTCGATACAATAACCCGGTACTCGCCAACCATACTCGAGCCGCTTCATTGAGTTTTTGTTCATTTGACTTCCCCGAAGCCACATATGACCTTGATTCTTTCCCAGCTGATTCACTGGCAATCTCTGGCCCCTTTTCTTGTTTGAATAGCTCATCCATTACTGCACAAGTGGCCATTTTAACGGGATCTATGACATCGTCTGTGATTCTGCCCATGGTTATCTGGTTAATGTAGGCCGTAGCCATGGAGGAAAGCCGGATAAAATCATCAGACTTTACCAGTTTTCCCCCGTAATTGTTGGTGTAGTAAGTAGAATCTACATATACCATAATCTTAACCTAAGATACGAACAGCCAGCTCCTGATACATGGTTTTGTAACCATAGAGCACGTCCATGGAGATCGTTTCTTTCTTATATTTGATGTCGTACCCCTTAACAACACGCATGGAAACGCCATTGTAAGAAACAACATAGGCTTCAACACCAGATGGCAATGTCAGCGGACGGGTAACAAATGCAAACGCTTGAGGCGCAAACCCAAGATTCGCTGTGTGGCTTGCGGCCACGGTGATTTCATCAGTTACTGCTAAATCCGGTAAAGCCGGGTAAACAGTCACAGCTAGTTCATTAGCGGCAGCAGTTCCGCCGGTTACGACGGTATAGGTTTTTCCTTTGATCGTCAGGATGTCACCAACAACCAATGTACCGGTTAAGGTCGGGCTGGTTCCGCCGGTTACGGCCAGTGTCATGCTAGTAGTGCCTTCGGCTACAATCGCTTTAGGCACAATCTTAGGAGATGTTCCACCACCAACCACCAAAGTTCCGGCAGTGTGCGTTTTGATACCCTGCGCCATGAAGTTGTTGAACGAATACAGCCGTCCCAATTCACCTTCCCGAAGTGCGGCAGTGCTTGCTGATTTCTCGGCATTTGCAATTGCGTCAAGGGTACTCAATGATGCCTCAGCTTCTGGGTCCCATACGGCCACACGGCCAGCCAGTGGCACCTTGTTAATGTTTAGCGCCTTTCTTGCGTTGGCAATAACATCCAGTGATGCTGGCGTAGTTCCTGCCGTACCAGCTGTATAGGGGATATCCTTATACAAAAATAATCCGTCACTGTTAATCTTTTCTGCCAAAGCTACTGCAGAAGGTTCGATAAATAATCGATTGAGATCATCAATGCTTGTCGCCCCGGCTACTGCTCCCCATTCGGCATCAACTGTTGCCAATTTATCCAATGTTACTTCCACGCTGGACTCTTTGATATCCTGTGCAGTTACTCCGGTTTCTTCATCGAAATCTTTGGCAGTCAACACAACCGGCTTTTTAACCTGAATCTTTGCTCCTTTACCGGGTTGAAAATCGTTTGAGAAATCACGATAAATCAGGTTTGGGAACACCATGTTTTCAATTAACCGCTGCAAGGTAAGTCTTGCAATTACTTTTACATCTAAAAATTCATTTGCCATATTTTTTCTCCTTAAATTTTAATTTATTTTTTTGCGAATGCCATTTCAAAGAATTGATCATCTGAAATAGCGTTGTGATCGACGGTCCGAATACCGCCGCCATGGGTTCCGCCGGTGTTTACAACAACACCAGGTGGTTCTGGCTCAGGCGTAGTATCAATAACAAACGCAGCCGGGTTACTTGCTTTGAGGGATGTGATATAATCATCAGCCCCTAAGAACTTTCCTTCTTCCAGCTTGAAGCCCTTGTCTTTAAACTCTGCAAACACTGCCTTTTTGGCCAGCTCTGAGCTAAACTCAACCCCACCCAAAAACTTATCTACTGCAAATTCATACTCTTTGGTAGACATTTGTGTTTTAAGGGCTTCGGTATCCTGTTCATACTTTGTTTTCCACTCTTCAGCGGCCTTTTTAATCCCATCCACGTCCAATTCTTCAAATCCTTTGATCGCTGTATTAGCTTCTCCTAGTTGAGTTTTAACGCCTTCCAGTTCTTCTTTTGCCTTAGCAACTTCCAATTTATGCTTTTCGACGTCTGTTTTAAATTTCTCGATATCTGTTCCGTTTAGCGCAAATACGCTCTTAATCTGGTCTTCTGACAATCCTAATGCTGTTAAGTCTTCTGTTTTCATCTCTTATCCTTTCCCACTAAGCGTTTTAGGTGGTCGCTGTCACCCATGGTCCTGCTTTCGTAGGCTTGCAGGGTAGCCGAATTTTAGGTATTAAAAATAGACCGTTTAACGACTTATCCAGGTCGCACCTTAACCCCGGCGAGGGGAGATTATCGACCACTTCCTTTACTAAAGATTTTGGACAATAAAAAAACACCGGTTAAGGTGCAGTGCTACTTCTTGATGAACAGAAATTCCTCAATGAAAATCGGGACGCCGATCATTTTTAGATCATCGTCATATTTTACACAAACATAATCGACTTTGTTTTGAACATTATCGTTGATGATAATTTCTTTTGTTCCGTCGGGCATTCTGATCCCCAAGATAACCTTACAATTTTCTGCACCATTTGCAGCGTTAACAAACAATTCTTTTAATGTCATATTATTAATCCCTTTCTCTGGCAAGCACTATTCGCTCTACCCAACTTTCATAAAAACTTTACCATCACGTTCAATAAACTCAGGTTCGCCATATCCCATACGGATATCGACTCCCTCAGCTTGAATTGTTTCGCCATCTGTTAAGCTCACAAAACCCAACAACTCGCCGGTTTTGCTGTCAGTAACAGCGATATAATTTAATCCTTTATCAGCCATTGTTATTATTCCTCCTTCTTTTTGAAAAATCGACTCATTGGGTAAATTTCTAAAGCGATAAACGAGCCGATCTTAAAAACGAAACCGTGCCATATCATTAGGCCTAATAACGTTAATTCCATGATCACTAATATAATTTTCGCAAATATCATTAACTTTTTTCCCTACGGAATTACTATTTTTCGTTGCCATAAGCAAAAACACCAGTTAAACAAATTAATCTGAAACCACGCAACCGCATAATGAACACCGTCTTCCCAATATTTTGTGATGTAATGATGCATGTTAATCCTCCTTATTCATTAAATCGAGAAACTCTTGACACTTCGGATAATTGCAGCAAACCAATTCATACTCAGTTGTTTTCTCGTTAAAATATCCCCACTCTGTTGTTTGAACTTTTAAATCAATCAATGGGCAATTTTTCTTGCAAAATTTATGGGGCAAATCCTGTATCTTCATAAGATCCTCCTATTTATGCGCCTTTTTACCAGCCCAAACCCCTTTCTGACTAATGCTCTTATCAAACTTAAGCACCTGGTGCCGCTCATTCTGCAACGGCAACCCAGCCACCTTACTAAACTCTTTATAAAACTGTTTTTGTCTCTGAAGCTTTATGCTGGCCGTCGTAAAGGCATCTTTATCGCCCATCGCATCATAACCGATCAATTCATTTTTGCTTTGCCGCATAGCCGTCTCGATCTGTCTTTGCTTCTGGGTAGCTTCGTAATGGTTGTAAGTATTGCCTTCATACTCGAACGGTTCCGGGTCGATCTTTTTCAGCTCTTTTTCGGAATATGTTGGAACCGATACCCCCGGGAAGAACGCATAGTAATTATGGCGGCAATTTGCCCCACATAATCCAGTGACTGTTCCAAGACCAGTAGTTGCTGCTAAATTCGGGTATCCCTTTGCGCTGCCATGTATCTTAAACACCTTCCCTTGCCATTCAGCATGATCAGGCCTTGCGCCGGCATGGGCCGTTACTTCCACATAATCAGCATCGAGATCTTTTGCGACCTGGTCATTCATCTTGCTTGACATCTGATTAACGCCGGTCATCACTGCCCGTCTGGCGGCCACATCAACCCGGTTATGCCATCCTGATTCATAATCAACCCATCTCAAACCGCTTTGGGCAATCTGCTTAACTGCATTCCGGGTGGCGGTATTGTAATCCAGCACACCACTTGATACTTGAAACTGTGCTAAATCTAAAGCTTTGTTGTAAAACTCAAACATGGGCAGATACTCAATTTTTCCACCAACCATTCTGGCAAAACCGAGCGACTGGGACATATTGAAAAGCTCACCCTTTGTTTGTTCAGCCGCCGCTGCAGTGTAGCTCTGCAGCGTGACAGATTTTTCAATGTTTGGCGCCTTTTTCCCCATCTGTTCATAGATAGGGTTATCATTCTGCAAAGATAACTCTGCAACGTCATGCATCAATGCGTCAATTTCGTCTTGAGACAGCTTTGTGATCCGTTTTATTTCTTTTTCGAGTTCAAACATGGCCATGCCAATTTCTTCGGCTCTGATAGCCTGCCATTCGGCTGTTGCTGTAATTTTCCCGGCTTTGGCAACCCGCCTGGCAAAGTCTTTAATGACGAATTCTTCTAGATCTTGGTAAAGGCCCACCATACCTTCCGGGATTATCTTTAATTGTTCCGGGGTCAGCATTATTCAGTACCAGGCCCTTCACCGAATGGATTACTTGGAACCGTCGTGCTTGCAGCTGGCA